AAAAAAGGCAGTAGGTATATTTGTGTTACCTACCGCCATAAGAGCTGTAAAATCAAAATTAATATATCTTATATGTACATTTTATTATCTTTTGCTTTTCTTTGGAAGCACCCAACCTCGATGTTTTGCAACAGCTTGGTTAAATCTCATCCAAACATCTTCATCTTTAAATTCAAAATGCATTGTACCTTTTTTGAAAGCTTTCACACGGAAAAACGCCCAATCAAACCAAACTCCATAACCAACTCTATTAGTGTAAATGTACTTGTTTAGCTCTGGTATTTCATCATAGTTTGTCGCTGTGATATAACACAAAGCTCTCACAACATCCTCAATTCTCTCTCTATTTGTAGAATAGTATGAGAAATTGATAACAACAGAGTCTCCAAAACGTGGTTCGTATCTTGTCATATAAGGCACGATAAACTTTCTATTTATCATGTAGTTAGCGTTGGTTTTCCACTTCTCACCTGCTGTTGAATTTTCAGCAGAGAAAGAACAAATCATATCAAAAGCTTCCAATAACGCCTTATCCATGCGTTGCCCTGTCGTCTGAATTACCATGTTCAAAACTTGATAAACATTGTGCATCGTGAATGGTACATTTACTTGAGTTTCTATGAACTTATTTATTTGTTCACGCAAGCCTTTTGTAGCATGTTTTTCCATGTTCAAGCTATTAAAAATCACACGCCAATAATACTTCTGCAGTTGCTTCTTATATTGCTGTCTTGTGATATTCACAGCCTGCCCCTTATCGTCAATAGTACCAAATCGAATAGGCATGTAATTATATCTATCGTCTGAAAACTTTGCAATATCGTTAATTTTTTGAGTAGCTTCCATTGTCTCATCAAACAGCTTAACTGCTGATGTATAGCGATTAACCATATCACGCACAACATTGTACTGAACAAGCCCCTCTGTATTGTTATTATCAAGCACATCCTCTTCATTTGAAAAGATGTAATTTGCGAACTCATTTTCTCCGCTACCCTCCTTGTAAAGCTTCACGAGAGAAACGGATACAGATGTTGTTCTTTCTGCATCATCGAAAACAGAACCTAAATTTTCAGAACAGCCATAAAGTTCTATTAACTCAGACAATTCTGCTCTTTCTCTCGAATATCTATTCTCAATATTAGAAGTATTACAGAGAGCTATTATTGTACAGCCAGCAGGTGCAATTTCAAAGGCGTGTTTAATATGCTTTACACCCTCGCTAAATGGTGGGTTCATAACAATAAAATCAACATGGCTTATTTGCTCTGATGTAACGGAAAGAAAATCACTTGCAAGTAATTGACACTCGCCTGCAAGTAACTTTTGTAAGTGAGCGTCTTTTTCGCAAGCTATAACTTCACCAGCTCCATTCTTTTTAAGCCATTTGACAATATTCCCACTTCCTGCAGATGGCTCTAAAATCGTTTTACCTAAGATATTTTCACCAAGCATCATAGTGCTTATAACTTCTTCGGGTGTGGGGTAAAAATCGGGATTATTTGTAAATAAATTCATTGCTCTTAAAATTTATCATTAACCATAAACAACCTCTCCGAACAACACGCATTGCATAAGGTTGCTACAAGTATAGTAATCTTCGTTTTCTGTGATAAAATCAGCGTAGTCATAAGGACATTTTTCCTTGAATACTTCAAAGCCTTTCTTCATCATATCAAGTGTGACTTTGTGCCTTGTTGGTTCGTCTTCATCCTCGTATTCGTATGCAGCAATATACCCACCACCAAGAAGAATGTCTGCCCATTTTTCTTCTCGGCTTTCACTTTCTTTTACAAGGTTGTCAAACTTCTTTGGGCGACGGATTCCCAACCAATCACTTCCATAAGTTGCGGTTGAAAATATATCAACCAGCGTTTCTTTGTTCAAGTCTTTTCTATTTTTCATTGCTCTTTTGTATTATACTATATAATATCTATTTATAAAACCAGTTAAGTACATTTACAAGTTTAACGACTTGTAAATGTTTCCTCAAACTCTTTTTTAAGAAATTCATTGCCAAAAAAGCTTGTTTCATCTCCACAGTCCTCAAGTCCTACAGGTTCTTCTCCATAAACCTCAAGAGAATATGTTTTTGTAGTATCACTCCAATGCTTTGTAAATTTATAAGCACAATTGCTCTCATTAAATAAATTCAATGTTTCTTCAAGCTCCTGCTCTGTAAGACATTCAAATCCGAAAAAATATAAATTAGTCATGATTCTTATAATTTTAATTGTTATTGTTTTATTTTGATATTGCAAATATAGTAATATAATAATATATATACAAATATTTATACTACTTTATTAATGTATTTAATATTTTTTAACTTTATGTCGCCTTGCCAAATAAAAAAAAGTGTGTCTATCCATCACGGGCAAACACACTTAGAGCAATGAAATACTCAGAAAGACTGAGATTTCAATGCAAAGTTACAAAATATTATTTATTTATCCATTTCATGTTAAGTTTTTTATAACAAATCACGAAGTAAATCACCATCATCGAGAGCATCCATATACTTTCCTCTCATCTCATAACACCCAGTGAGAGTATCTTCTGCATCATCATGAGCATTTCTTCCTACTCGCCTAAAAGATTTTATATGATTTGCAAATTCTGGCCATCTTCTCTCCCAATCAGCAGGGAAATAAGTCATATTATTTACTTCGTTAGCCTTTGTAAACAACCTAACTTGTTTATTCTCTTTCTGTGTTAAATCATAGAAAACAGTATCAGCGTTTCCTTCTGTACGACATATCTTTTCAACATTGCGCCTAAATGTACGACCACCATTATTACTCTCTATTGTACAATGTTCTGTCTTGTTTAAACTGAGCATTGTTGCTAATGCTTGTTCTGTGTATTCCATTGGCTTTTGCGTGTACAATATATCTGTAACATAATTACCCTCTGGACGTTCAACATAACATATAGAACAAAGGTAATCTTCCCCCGTATCAGCCGAATCGGTGTAATTACATAGAACTCCTTTTCCATCATTTGACAAAAGTTCGTAAGTCTTAAAAGGACGATACAACAACCCCTCCATAGGCTTAGGATTTTGCATGTATTGCGTTTGAAACACAAATGACGAAACCTCTTCCATCTTATGTAACTCTTCAAGAGAATGCTTATAGGGCCACAAAGCTCTTTCATTGCCGTCAGAATCATACTGTATTACTGGTATTGACAACACTTCCCATTCATTAGGCTCTACCTTTTGTAAATACCCACATAAATCATGCTCATGCAAGCGCTGCATAATAATGATAATAGGAGTCTTTCTGCTATTAACACGATTTCGTATAGTCGTTTCAAATCGCCTATTAACTTGCTCTCGTATATTATCAGAAAGTGCATCCTCTGGACGTATTGGGTCGTCAATAACAATCGCACCACTAAAACTATCAGGGTTAAATGTAGCTGTAAATTTGTCTATGTCATCTATATTGTAGTCATCATCCTTTTCAACACGACCAGCACCGAAACCCGTAATCTGCCCCAATGTAGATGTAGCATACATTCCTCCGCCTTGTTCTGTGGACCACTTAGATTTTTTATTATCCCCGAATTTTATTCTCGCATCAAACAAATTAGTAAAATATTCAGAACCCAATATATCTCTTACCGCCATACTATTTTCTTGCGTTAATTCACCAGAATAAGATAAATGCAAGAACTTAGCTTGTGGGTTTAACGCAAGTCCATAAGCCACAAACATCTTTGAGCAAATCTCTGTTTTCCCATAGCGTGGTCCTATGTTGATTATTAACTTCCTCGTTTCACCCTTAACAACTTTATCCAGAGCATTAAATATCATTCTGTGATGTTCGCCAAGAATATAACGTGTGCTATTCATATATTGAAACATCTTGCAAGTAAAATCCTCGCAAGATGATAACAATAACATTTTATGAGCTTCTAATATCTTAGAGTTGAGCATTTATTTCCGCAATCTTTCTTAAATCGTCATCGCTTAATTTAGGTATTTTCTTCTCAAATAAGTCTGAGCCATCCTTACCTGTAACCTCTGTTTTTGTTGTATCAGCTATTCCGTTAAGACGTGCAACAAGATTACTATTAAACCTATTAAGAACAGCTCCGTCCACTTGTTGAGCCTTTATAGATTCCTCTATAGCGTGAATGATGGTAGGAAACCCATCTTTCTCCATGTAGGTTTTTTTAAACCCAGTCCAATTATATATCCCTGCGTAAACAGAAAAGCCATATAATGTATATGCTCTTTGAAATACCCTAACATATTGCTGCATAGAGTTTGACGACTCTCCTTTGTTCCCATGTATGCTATTTGATGCATTCTTCTCTTCCCACGGGTTATCATCTACCCACTGACAATATGCAAGAAACTTTTTCCATAGCTTATCGGGGGATTTAAACTTCAAAGGTCTTCCTCCTAATGGATTTGGAGCAACTTCCCATAATTTAGCACCTTTGTTTGCCATGTTTTATCTCCTTGTTGTTATTTTTTTTCCACAATTTGAGCAAATATATTCAAAATAGTCAACACTCTTTACTACTTCTTGTTTCTCAATCTTTTTTATGTCCTCTTGAAACTTTGCTTCTGTTTTTTCTTCTTTAGCTTGTGTCTGATCTATTGTTTTTGGTTTCTCAATTGATTTCGTACCAAGCATTTTGTTTATATCCTCATCAAAGTACCGTTGCATATCAAGCGGTGACTTCATATAGGACAATTCCTTTTTTAACTTATCTTCATTCCATGAGGCAAATTCTGATGTTTTATTATCTGCTATTCTATACTCTTTTACTTCTTCTTCTGAAAGATAATCAAGAACTATACAAGGTAATTCCTTTATACCTAATTCAAGCGCTGCACGATACACACCATTGCCTTTGGCGATAACATAATCTTTATCCACGCTTAATGGCTGTGTTATACCAAACTCTTGTATAGATGCCTTAATATCCTCAAGTGCGCCATCTACCTTATGAGAACCTTTATAAGGCTTTATCTTCTCAATAGAGATGTTAACTATTTTACTATTTATCTTCTCCATTAAACGACCTCCACTTCTTCTATATGTTCACAATAAGGACATAAAACTCGCATATATATTTTACCATCTTTATTGTATGCCTTATATAAACATACTTCTTCCTCGTCTTGCGTTGAGTCTTTGTCTGCGACAGTACTATCGCTACGTTCTTCGTATAAATCATTTTCCTCAGCTGATACATCATTCTCGCTATCACTAATAACCTCATCGCTTGACACATCTTCGTCATAATCGAAATTACTCATGATAGATTGAGAGTTAAAGTTAAGCATACTGCTTATATCCTCAAAGAAAAAAGCCTGCATACTTTCAGGAGCTTCCATTGATTTTAATTCCGCTATCAATTCTTGCTCATTGAATGATGACCTTTCGCAAACCTTATTATCCAAAATACGGAACTTTTTCGCTTTCTCATCATCCATGTCGGAACAGATGACTGGAATTTTTTTCAGGCCAAGCTGTACTGAAGCAAAATAACGGGTATGCCCACAGATAATAACGCCATCTTTATCAACCATGATAGGTGTAACAAAACCAAAGCGAGTTATACTTTCCGCTGTTGGCTTAATCGCTTTATTGTTGTTTCTCGGATTATTAAAATAAGGCGAAACAGAACTTATATCTTTTACCTCTACTTTCATTGTTTCTTGTTGTTGTAAACATCTAATACTTTTTCCACAGACTTACTGTAATCGTAGTCTTTGAATATCTTTGCAAAGCCTGTAATGTACTTGAGCTTTGTGAATTCTCTCTCCTCAAGACCTAATTTAGCACAAATCTCACTTTCTGGCAAACCGTCATTCATCATAGAATAGATGATATTTGCCATTCCATCTACAGAGTGTGAACCTCTTGCTCGATTATGTCTTACCGTTGAAGCCATGCGCTGATCAATATTCTTTTCAAGAACTACGATCGGCAAATATCCTTTATTTCGCTCCTCTATGTCAGCATACTTCCTTAAGACAAGATTACGATGGAAACCATCTATAATAACATATAACTCTCTTTCCTTGTCATAAACGGTGACGATAGGCTGCGTATAACCATCTTCTTTAATAGAAGTGTGTAATAAAGCTAATTCTTTCGGAGCAACATGATTAGGGTTATAATCGTTTGCAACAACCTTTTCTTTAGGCACCCATATAACCCTATCTACTGGGTTACATTTCTCGGGCGAAAAGGAATATAATAGTTCCTTTATCTCATTAATAAAGCCTATCTTATCTGAGGCACTATCAAACGCTTTCTTTATTTCACTTTTTATTTCCATACTCTTTGATCATAATAAATATGTCCATACATCTATTTGCTAATTCACGCATTGTTTTATCCTCCTTGACTACACACTTGGCAGCAGATATACCAATCTTTTCCTCAACTTTTTCTATCAACTCTTGCTGATTATCACACTGCTTGAAAAATCTCTTACGAGTACGATTATAATTAGCTCTGAATTATTTTCGATTTTCTAACGGAACAATGTGGTCTATGAGATAATTAACATACTCTGGCCAATCTTTGAAGTATGGAGGTAATTTGCCAACAACTGATTTTAATGATTCAAAAGCATTTACGACAGCATTAGCACCTTTTGTTCGTTTAGAAACCCTATCATAAAATGAGGGGTCTATTTCTTTCATCAGCTTTAATCCATCTTGCGATTGTTCGTTCCAGAAAGACCCAACCCTACATTTCCTTAATGGCCATCGTGAGAAGTAATAATTATATAATTTACAATATTCTTTTTTATTCGAGAAAATGTAATACCAAATATCTTTATAAGACCAATCGAATAAAGGATAAAATATCTGCCCTCCTTTATCTTTCTTACCAGGACAAAAACTTATATCCTTTAATAAAGCAGTATGTCGAACATTGGATTCGTCAATATGGAGTCCTCCCAATGAAACATATTCACCAAACATCTTATATAGAAAAAAACCATACTCAGAATTGAATTTCTCATAATCAGATAAATCAAAATCTGTATATGGATTATTTTGCTCTTTATCTCTAATCCATTGATGCTCCTTCCCCCATACCTTATCCATCTTACCCGAATGAGAATTATACTTAGGGTATTCAGATTGAACCCAATACGGTTCAACCCATGGCAAAGACATTATTTTCCTAACATAATCCACAGTCATAGGAGCTTCTATTTCTTGATCAAGCCAAAAAACTGGTATCTTGCTGATACCACGCTCATCCATTATCTCCTTTGTAATATTGAGAATAACGGTCGAATCTTTCCCACCAGAGAAAGATACTATTATAGGACGATCTGTATAAGCATCAAAAATTCTCCTTATTCTATCCTTTGCGGCTTCATATACATTCTTTTCTCCGTAAAATATCATCAGTCAATATAATTTTCATTCAACTTAGACCAATCATTTGGTATATACACAGGTTCAAATCTTTTCTTGTTAATTACCGTATCAATCATATATTTTTCAAATGATTTCGGATGCCAAAACCGAGTATGTATCATCATGTGACATCTCCAGCATACACATCTTGAGTTTTCGATAATATTTTCTGGTGTGTAATCTTCTTGATGATAATGTCTAATACCCTTATCTTGACCACATACACAACATGGCTGTGTATTAGGATTAGGTAATAACCCATCAGCAATAGCTTTCTTAACTATCTTATCTCCAGCAACACGCTGTTCTCCTGTGAATCCGTTATAACTCTTCATCTTGTAATTATTTGTAAAGTTAATAAATTTATTTGATAATCAAATACATTAAATAGAATAAGTTTAGTTATTAACTATAATTTAACATTTACATATTTCACTCTCCATAGTTGATATTTCTTTGTTTCAAAAGCGTGGCAGTTTTTTATCTCAGGGCAAAATCCTTTTGAGATACAACTTGGAACGCAATAGCGACTAAGTATTGGTTCTATCTTTGCGACTTCATCAATCACTTTACCCCAGACCTCTCTTGTCTCTTTTGAGGCATTATTACAAAGTCTCACTTTTGAAATGTGTATCAGTTCTTGAGCATTAAGAGATAGCATAAGATTTACGGGTTCTCCTTGCTTCATTTCGTTTCGGTTAAGTCCTGATTTTGTAATGTCTGGCCTACTCGTAGAAACGTATGGTTGCGCATGAACATGACGAACTAAATGACCCATTACCCAGTATGGTATATCGTACATATACACTTCAAATCTTAGCTCTCTTAAAGGGCTGTGTTCTGATCTTATTATTTGCTCCTTAAATTTATCACTTGGTTCTTTATCTATTGGAGACATTCTCTGTGTGAAACGTGCCGCATTTACGACATTTTTCCAAGATGATATTTTTTCGACTTTTATATCCATCTATATTTATTTTACTGCATTATTAAACTTTCTAATTATATTCATATTCTCGTTTATTAGGCTTATAATCTCATTATGATATTCAGAGTTATTATTGCAAATTCCACGAGACTGCACAAGTTTATATCGCTTTAAATCTACCTCGATAGTTTCTGCTCTTTCGCCATTTACCTTTGCAGTTAATAGCAGACTATCAAGGCGTTTGTAATATTCACTTGCGAAAACACAATGATGCATCGCATTTCCCTCATTCATTACATCTTCGACAGTAGGTAAAACTTTTATCTCAACATTCCCATTTGAAATAACCATGCCTGCAAACCTCAGACGTTCGCTTTGATATTTTTCTGATGCTCTTTTGTCTTCAAGTAATTTCTTTCTATCTTCCAATTCTCTTTGTTTTTCCTCATACTTATTACACCACTCAAGTGCTTGCTCGTGAGCCTTCTTAATATTCTCAGGGCAAATCAATTTAGGATTGCGTATATCTTTATTTGCTCTCTTTAAAAGTACCACCATATCAAGCCATAAATCAGCCTCTTTAACCATATAATTATGCCTTAGAATTATCCGTATAAGCGAAGCTTTATCTTCTCTGGTAAGGCTACGTCCCCACCCGTATGTTAAAGCACGCAAAAGAGAGAACTGTTTGCACTTCCAAAGCGTTTCAAACGTATTATTCGCTAATAAGCCTTTAATTACGTCTCGTGGTTGTATATTATTAAAACTATATTTTAAGCCGTTACGACTCAAAAGAGGTAGCTTAGAAGTGATTTTTGACGCTGATATAGGTAGCATAATTGTGTAATCACTATATACTGGAACTTTTTTGAACGAAAGCTCACTATTAAAAACCCAAGAGTCTACAGCACCACTAAAACAGAAACGATTCATTGCTTCTATCTCAAAAGTCCCACGCTCATCAAACCATAATCTTACAGGTTCTATAACAAAATACTCTTGCTTTATTTTCCTAATCTGGAAGAAGCGACAAACCTGCCATTTCTTTAAGCGAAAGGAAATCACAAAGTAGCGATAAATCCTTTTATTCTCACTTCGTTCTTTTTTATTATAAGAATGAGAGATACCCCACTCTTTCTGTTTTTCTGTAATATTCGGAATCTTTTTGCTAAGTAAAGAAATCTCTTTTTGTACTTTCGTTTTTGGTCTCATTAGTCAAATAATGTTGGTCCAGCATCTTTCGTTTCAATCTTTTTCTTTGGCTTTAAAACCTCTCGTTGCTTAGAGAGTTGCTCTTGGTAGAAATCATTACGAGCCTTTTCTTTTAGCTCTTTCTTTTCCTCTTCGGAAAGTTCTACCTTATGATTTACAACTACATCGCAACTTATTTTCTCACCTACGCTCAAATTATCTTCGTCATAATAATGAACTGCCATGCCAAATATTTCATCATCCTCAAAGCCGTTACAACCACTTTTATGAACTTCATTTAAGATGAAAGTTATACAATCATCAATATTTTTATTTTGCTTAGAATAAGACTTAGCAAACAATTCATCGACCCTTGCACGTTCTTCTAAATAGGCTTGTATAGTGCGTTTAAAATTTTCTGTACCTTTCATTTCTTTTAATTTTTAGAAATCTCAATTATCTGAGGTCAGGATTATCATGAATGTTGCCTATTACAGTTTTACCACACTCGTTTATCCACTCTTGGGAAATAATATTACCTTTTTCCCAATTCCAGTGAACTAAAGAACACCACCCTGTATAAGAACATCTACTATTGTCATATTTTACAATGTGATTCATCCTTGAATCAAGTTCATCTTGCAAAATATCCCCCTCAAAGATTTTCTTTCCGTTCTTGTCTATCAACCCTGTGTACTGACCGATAGTGTCGGGATCTACTTCATACTCAATATAGGCTTTTCTTCGAATCTTATCTTGACGGAGGTCTCCATACACCCAACAATTCGTATTAAGACTTTTACCTCTAAATATTATTTCTCTGTTCATACCACTTCAATTGAATAGTCCCAAAAATCTTCACTTCCTAAGATTATTTTTTCATCATCATACATCTTAAGAACTTTATTTTTAGCTTCTTTTTCATTAGACGCTTTCACCTTAACTTTTCTCTGTAAAGTCTCAGTGACTAAAACCTCATACTCTTTCATTGCTCTTTATTATTAAACTTTCAATCTCTTTTCAAAAATCGCTTTGATTGCCTTTGCATCTTCTTCGGCTTGATCTCTTTCACTTAGCAAATAATAATTGCCTGAATTATAGTTTTTATCATCGAATACAGTTGCGCCTTCCATCTCTTGAATAACGTTACCACCTCTATCGATATACAAGTAGTCTTCATCTAATTCTGCTCTCCGTCTAATCCTCTCCATTTGCATTGTAACCGCATTCCACTTTAAACCTTTTGCCCATAGCTCATCGAAGAAAGTTTGTTTTTCCTCTTCGGTAGCGTGGCGAAAGTTACTACTTGCCCAATCACTATTTACCAAATCAAAATTACAACTGCTCTTGATATTATTGCAATAACTATCAAAGTGTTCTTTATCATTTTCTTGATAGCATTTAAAAATCACTATCAAATCTGCAATATTTGCTTTTAAAATATCACCATCTTTGAAGTCTTCGAATGCTTGCTCCTCTTGCTCATTCTCGATAATAATTAAATTACCTTCGATAGTTGCTTTACAATTTTCAGGGATTTGAATTTTATCACCTGCGTTTAATTCGATTACCGTGTTTCTTTGTTGTTCTTTCTGATTTTTCATTGCTCTTATAATTTAAATTGTTATTAATTAATTTTGATATTGCAAATATAGTAATATAATAGTATATTTGCAAATATTTATACCACTTTATTAATGTATTTAATATTTATTAACTTAAGAATATATGGGTAACATCTAAGTGTTAAGAATTTAACTTTTTAATAAGGATTGCCAAATATATTTGAAAGTCTTGTGCATGCTACGAAGAAACGTCTTTTCCATTTCTTAGGAATAAACGCAATAAGTAATGAAAGATAGATTACACCTCCAGCAACAGCTAACACATCATCACTTGTCAAACAAATTATAAAGGGAAATAATAAAATAAACCCAGTTGTAAAAATTCCGATTCTTTTCATTGCTCTTTTATTTTAAATGATAACCCCAAGTATTAATTACCACAAGGGGTTATCGATATTTATTTTTATTACAAACGCTCAATTGTATTTGCTATTTCTTCGCCCCAAATGGATTTTATTATTTCCATTGGCTCTTTATCTCCGCTCCAACCAAATTGGCACTCGTGGTTGTTGTACTCTTGGAAATAAACCTCTTGGGGGTTGCACTCATTTTTTACACGCTCATTTAAATTATCATAAGCTTTTTGTAAATTCTCTATACTGTCTTTTTTACCATATAGACTGAAACGCTCTTCTTTAATAGCTTTGTATAATTTTATAGTCTTGGCGTTTACCATAACGATTGCACCCTCGTATTTGTCCCAATCTTGGTAATATTGCAATCCGTCTTTTGTTGTTCTTACGTTATTCATAATCGTCGTTATTTTATTGCTCTTTTAATTCAACAAATGACATGCCGTTGTTTTTCTCTTCAAATGCCATGTTAATGTGCTTTACCAAGTTCTTAATACCTTTTGGTTTAAGGCTTATTTTTCTGTTCCAAGAGTTGCCAATTTCAAGAGTGTACGAAAACACCTTAGTAAGTTCCTCAACTGTTCCAGTGTATTCTATTGTAGAAGAAGGACGACCCAAAAACATCCTTGTCTCAATTAATGTGTAAACTTTCTGATTTTTCATTGCTCTTATAATTTAAATTGTTATTAATTAATTTTAATATTGCAAATATAGTAATATAATAGTATACCTGCAAATATTTACACTACTTTATTAATGTATTTAATATTTATTAATAATTTCGCTTTAATAATATATATATTGTTAAATGTATTAAGATAACAAGATATATTTGCTCTTAATAAAGATTTTTTTGATACTTTTGCTATACTAATATAATAATATATCTATATGAAAATAAGTAAGGTTATTAAAGAACACGGGTTTACAATTCAACAGGTAGCGGATAGCATCGGATTGCAAAGGAGTTCTCTTGCAAATACTATCGGTGGAAATCCTACAGTAGAGACTATGCGAAAGATTGCTGATGCAATTGGATGCAACATAGCAGATTTTTTTACTGACGAGAGTAAGAAAAAAAAATTAACTGCCCTTGTTGACTACAAGGGAACTCTATACCGAGCTGACAACATCGAGGAGTTAGAAATGATAGTAGAGAAAATAAAAACCGCAGAGAGCAAAAGGAAACAACCTTGATATTTTAAAATAAGGAACATTTGTAACGATATTTACTATAGCTGAATTGAGATAAATTATTATTTGCTTTATTGCTCTTATAATTTAAATTGTTATTTTATTAATTTTGACATTGAAAATGTAGTAAATAAGAATGAGATATACGAACGTAACACACTGGAAACCAACAAATTATTTTTTTGTTAACTTTATAATCTATAAGATTGCACACAAGACACAATATTAGATATAAATAAAAACCATTTTAAATACATTGCATTTTTTTAAAAATTACTACATTTGCATTACAACATATATTAAAAACAAAATATACAATGAAAAAGTACTTTTTATTTTTATTAGTAGTAATATCTACATTCGCTTTTGTATCTTGCTCATCATCTAACGACGATGATGTAAAATCATTATCAAAATCAGAGATTGTCGGAACTTGGATAGGAACAGACAAACTACTAAGAAGTGATACTTTAATCTTCTTAAGTAACAATGAGTGTTCTTTAGCCTCTTTTGCCCTAAAAGATACAGGAGCAAATGCTTATAGAAGTGTAGATATAAAACTAAACGGGACTTATCAAATAGATGGGGCTCAAGTCAAAATAACGTGGAAAAACAAACGAGAATATTCAGTTAAAGAAAGTCGTTGGGAAGAAATGCAAGCAAAATACCCAACGGCTACATTTGAGCGAGCAACATATTACCCAGACGAAATGATCTATACAGGAGAGTTCGCATCTTATGGTTCATCAGCTGATTTTAAGAAACTAAAATAGAAAAGGGCGGAATTACCGCCCTTTATTCGTTTAATATCTTATATGCTTTATGATACTTTTTCAATCGCTCAATATCTTTTTCTGTTAAATCATTTAGTCTTGTTATATCCATATTATCTTCTAAGTCGCAAATCTTCACTCTGCGCCCGATAGGATTAGCTTTGCACCGTTGGATAAATTCAAAATAATCCTCTCCTCTCTTTCTTGATACAGATAAGACAGCATCTACTACTTCTTGTGAAAAACCAACCAAAAGTAAATATTCAGATGCGATATCTCCATCTTCTATAGTATCATGAAGTAAAGCTACCAATCTATCTTCTTGACGAGTACATCTTCTTTCAACTCTAACAGGGTGCCAAATATAAGGCTTTCATGCTTTATCAACTTGACCTTTATGCACCTTTTCAGCAATCAGCATAGCTTTCTCTCGAAGTTCAATAAAATTTTCCATGCATCAATCATTCAAAATTAAGCTCTAATTTCTCACCTCTTGATTTCATTTCATCAAGTTCTTTTTTGATTTCTTTCTCTTGCTCGTTTTGCGGAGTTCTTTCACCACTCCATAGTTTGGAATATATCAAATCCAAATCAAGATCTGGCGAATTTATATACTCCTCATAACTATTGTACTTATGTCCTTCTGCGTCTATAAACATAGATATAAAATAAATTGTAAATATAATATTTTTATTTGTAAATAACGGAAAATAAAATCATTTTTTAGCTTTGTTCAAAAAAGATTCGTATAATTTCCTTGATTCTATACTTAATTCTCCGTCAACCATTTTCAATATAAGACGTGGAGAACCATTGATATTGGTATCCCATAGGTACAACTCATCAAAAACACCATTCTTTACTGCCTTTGGTATAATCTTTGATATTTCAGAATTACAACTTCGAATATATGATTCTGGAACAACACGACCAGTTTTCTCTGCCCTTAATCGTGCAAGTTTTAGGCTTAAATTAGTATCAAGTGAAACATAATCTGCCCTAATCCTCTTACCTGACATTTCTCTTATTTTTGAAACCTTTTCCGCAACTTTTTCAAAAGAACCATCATTTACACCATCGACAATTGTAGCGACTCCTCGATTAAATGCCTCTTTTTGTATTCTTTTCCCGAGTAAACTACTCTCTTCGTGGACGAAATTAGCCGCAGCTGCTATTAAAGTTTTATCTCCACTTGTAATCATCTTTTGATACTCAGGAATCATACTTTTAACCTTATCTGGATCAATAACTAAAGCTCCTTTTGGGTGAGGCAACAATCCACTATCAACAAGCGTACTCTTTCCATTTGCTGGAGCACCGCCAAGCATATATACATAATCGGACTTAACTTTTGCATCACCTAAATAAGTTTTAACAATATCATCATGAAGTTTACGACGACTATCATTATAAATCCCATTCCTACTAAAAACATCTTGCGTTATAATAGTTGGAGACTTTTTAATTTTATCATTAATTTCATTCAAAGATAAATCACCATATCCAACCTTGATTGATTGAGAAACAAGCATCTTATTGTCTTTTATCCAGTAAGGCAATGTACCACGAGTTTCAGCTTCTTGTATTTTCTTCGAATTGTCATAGACCCACTTACTAAAGTTCTCTGGAGGATCAGTAATCTTATTAGGACTATCCTCTCTATTATCTGACCAATATTCCTCTTCACTCATTACAATTGGAACAGTGTAACATAAACAATTAGGGTGCCAGCCAGCAAAGCTAAAGTCTTTAGGATAATCTCCCATCAACTCATCGCAAATATCATATCTTGGGTGAGAATCTGACAACTTAATTTTATATCCAAGAATGAAATCAAATTTTTGCCAACGCAATTGTTCTGCGGTCCTATAAGCCATGCTTATCTCATTTCTTGCTAACCTAATAGAGTTATACTCGCAATCGTGACAACGTGTAGCTTTTGCATACCTCTCTTGATAGTCAGCTTGTAAAGACGGCCAATCTTTCAAATATCTACTAATTCTCTTTGATAGAGTTGTAGCGCTCATTCCTTTTTCTATTGCAGTAGAGATTGTAGCCTCTAAAGATTCTTTGTATATATCGGCTTGTTTCCATAGCTTGGTAGAAAGGTTAAGCCCTTTATCTTTACGGGCTTGGAAAGCCTTTAATTGGTCACTATTACTATCAAAATAATGCTTGAAACGTTCTCCTGAAACTTGCGCACGATAATACTTCAAAGCTTTGTTAGCAACAGCATCTTGAAAGATATTACTATTTTTCCATTCTACACTTGTACCTGAGTAAATAAGAGTTTGCATTTCACCTACAAATTGTCTTTGTAGTAAGAGTAAATCTCGTTTTACTTCTGGAAAGTCGGAGAAGAAAAATTCAGTAGAGCCGTCATAACCAACAGATTCAACGAGAGTTGCTACTTTCTCGTTAAGCCTGTCATAAATATTTCTTACTTGTAACATGTAGCCAGCAAGTCGTCTACTAAGGCCTTTATAAGCCTTTTTGTTATTTGGCAATCTTGGTCTACCCATTTCTTAATCTAAATTTATCACATGCTCTTTGGGTTAAAATAACACAGAACTTTTTATTCGTATAATGAGGGCATCTTCCGAGAGTTGGTTCACCCTTTACGCTAAGAGTTTTAAACTTCATTTCAACCTCACAAAAGACACATTCACAGCATTTATTTTTTATCTGTGTACTATTAATCTTCTTTGCGGACATACACTTTTAAGCGTGATTCTACAATCTTGTTCCCATCCTTTGTATAAACATGATCAGAAATGAGCTTATTCTTCTCTATAGCTTCAAAGATATGACTTCGATTATTGCCCTTCTGAATACGCTCCATGTCAGCTATAGCTTTTCTGTAAGAGGTCTTTTCCTTACAAGATTTTCTATATTGACGAATATTCTTTTTTGTGATAGCAACTGCAATCGCTATTTCCTTTGCTTCATAATTAGGTTTAGCTTCGTATGATGGATAAACTTTCTGTGCTAACCATACAAGTGTACTTGCAATTCTCTTTCTCATAACTTTATTTGTGAACCGATATTATAATTAAAATCCTTTTCTATTCCGAACTCATTGCTCTTAACACATCGAGAAAAACTAATAGATTTTATCTCAATATGAGTAGCCTCTTCAAACTCTTTCATTGCAGAGGCTATCTTTTGTTCCATTTCATTTTTCTTCTCTCGTAACTCTTCTATTGTCATAATACTTGATTTTCTAAATTAAATGCAGTAGCGCTATTAGATGCTTCTATTGCACTCTCTTTCTGTATTTGCTCTAATGTTGCTTTCGCATCAGAGCTTTCTCCGTATTTTCGAATTGATTCCAATTGACTCTCGATAGGCTTATTACCATTAGCTTTCATACGCTTATTTATTTCTGCTAATTCATCATTTTGAATATAGGGAGTAATAACATGTTCTACTACAATATTATCAACTTCATTCTCCCATTTTTTATTCATGATCTTCAAGAAAGCCTTGATAACATTACACTCTCTTTCAAGGAACTCAAGCCACAATCCAGACTCATCACCTACTCGAAGATGTGCGTCTGTTAAAATGGTCTGACGAGCATCATAACCAATATTTCCAAGACCTTTCATATTATCAAAAGATAGGTCTGGAAGTTGAGCCTGCGACCAGTATAACTTCTCCATTGTTTCAACATGGTACTTTAAAGCTTCGATTGATTGAGACCAAGAGACATAGGAAACGTCTCCACCCGACTCGCAACGGACAACTCTATAAGACTCCCCTTTATCTTCCTTACCTTTTATACCGCCAACAATCTTTAACAATGGAGCTGAATTGTAAGCTATAACATTTGAATTTCGAGATAGCGAATATTCAATTTCTGTTCTAATTGGAGATAGACCTGCGTAAATAGGCTGTGGCTTCCATGCATAAACACCTGGAATTTTCATCAAGACAATATCTTCACCACTTGCAATCTCACCATCATCTGTGGCTTGTGTAAGAACAGCTTCCCACTTGCCGTTATCTTTTCCCTTTTTCCAAATGTAATGCTTGCTTTCTGTGTAGGTTTCAAAGAAAACGACCTCTTCATCTTTTATTTTCTTCGTGTACTCAAAAGACATTGCAAGCATATCGTCCATTTCGCTAAGCAATGGATAAAGCGCAACACCATCCATAGGAGAGAATGTCTTACATTTTAGCTTATATTCGCTCTCAAAACCATAAAGAGTGTTTGGTTTTTTTACAGCATACCATACAGTAAAAATCTCGCAAGAAGCATATAAAGCCGTCGCACGTCTAAGATTTTCACTATCAATACGAACATTCCTATATATAGACTCAATTGCCTTTGTAATTTGAAGTCTTGTCTTGTTATCATCTACATTAGAATAGACACGTTTTACAGGAATAGCGAAAGTAAACTCAGACATTCGCTTTACATGTAATTTCTCCATTCCAACAATGATACGAGCAGATTTATCCACTTGGCCATCACTCCTAATCTTATCTTTTAAAGTTGATATATCAGATAATATAGAATGTAACGTAGGCTCGTAATCTGTCTTTAAGTCATTCCAACTCGGAACTGAAACAGATTTCTCTTTTAATAAGGAAATTGTTTTTGAAATATCATTGCTATTAAAATCTATAGTACTAAAATCTATCATGACAGCTATCTTTAAATTACTCTCACAAAGATAGTTAAAACTATTTGAATAACAAATAAATATAGTTTTTTTATTAAAACAAAAATGCGCCTATCTTCACAGACCAGCGCAAGAAAAATATAACAATTAAATTATAAATATTTGTCAGATAATAACTGACGAGATTTTTCAATTTCTTTATTAGTGTCTATGCCTATAGACTGATAAAATTTATCACGCCCAAGCAAAGACTCATAAGCAATCTCTATACTTCTTTTTTCATCCTTAGTAAAGCCTATGCGGAACGTTTTCACAAGAGTAAGGGCTTTTTGAAAAGCCCCTGCTGCTAAAAGAGATTTTACTTTATCAACCTTTGTTCTGTACAAACTCATGACGAAATTGTTCTAAAATTTCTTTTTTTGTGTGATTTTCCAACCAATAGTTGGCATTCTCGGTCGCCCCATCAACTGGCCTTAGCCTTAAACCGCAAACCCCAATGTAAGTACATAGAGTTCTTATTCTCATCCTCTGGGCTTCTTCTAATGTCGGTCTTTTTCTTTCGACCATTTTTTGACCGTATTCATTTTTATAAATACGGATAAATCTGTTTTTTAGGACTTCTTTTTGTGTTATAGGTTTCATTTCCACGCTGTCATTACTTTATTTTCAATCCATTTTAGAAGCTCGTCTGTAGATTTTGTAATCTTATTTGGAACTTTTACCTTTCTATTTTTCTTGCCAATTACTCGACAGTAATCTTTGAAAAATATAATCTCTACCGTTTCTTTTCTTGCAAGCTTTTCTAATTCTGAAAACTTAAAAGAAGGAATGTTTGTAGCGATATTTGCCACATCTGAATTGAGATAAATTGTTATTTGCTTCATTGCTCTTTTACCTTTAAATAAATTCGTACATTGGCTTAAGACCGTTTACTACACGCTTTGCATCCGCAATACTGACAAACTCTTTCTCAAAATCATTGTCAATGATTACAGACTCTTGCCCAAAACCATCAACTAACTTTGTAAGAATATGATTCTTGTAAGTAAACTCTTGAACTTTTTCTAACTTTTTCATTGCTCTTATTATTTGCTTTCTACATATTCCTTGAAGGCTCTTGAAATATAACCCAATCCTTTTGCAGATTTTGCAACTGGCTTACCTTTTTCATCAAGATAACCAGTATAAGAGTCGCCAAACTTATTTGTAACATTTAAAGAAGTACCGTTGATAACTAAAATGTCACCGAAACTTGATGTAAATTCTATTTTTTTCATTGCTCTTATAATTTAAATTGTTATTAATTAATTTTGATATTGCAAATATAGTAATATAATAGTATATATGCAAATATTTATACTACTTTATTGATGTGTTTAATATTTTTTAACTTTAAAATATCTGTATAATTATTATTTAAAATTTTATTTACAGAGGAACAAGTGCATTTATTCCTCTGTAACATCAAAATCAAGAAGTTCAACCTCACTACAAGATGATAATATTTTTTGCAGTTCTCTCCCTTTACTTGTACCTATTGAGGTATTTTTTAAATCCTCCTCGACATAATCTTTTAGAAAAGAAAGTAACTCTAATATTGAATATCCTTGATTCTGAAATTCTTCTCTCCAGTTGGTTTCAGACGTATCGACAAACGAGCATGCGCCTGCATCATCATTCCAATCCTCAGTTTCCACATAGTCTGTTGTCGAAATATTCACTTTTCGTGTTATCGTTTCAGTAACTTCACAAATACGTTCTATTTCTTTATTATCTGTAGCATTCCAAGGTGCAGTCGAATTATCTGCACCCAATGGATAATCGTGATTATTATACATTTTGAAATCTCATTTATTATGGCTTATTTACGCCTATTAATCATAAGTTGGTATGAAATATAATTACTTAACGAGCAGAGTAACCCTCTGCCCATTTTTTCGTTTTTTACTTTTAATACACCTTAACCAGTATATTTTTGTTCTTTTGAGCCTCACGGACTTCATTTTCGTGGTCTATCTTATATCCCCAGTTTAAAGCACCCAAAAGAGCTGACGTGTATCTTTCTTTCTCTTCTTCACTTGTTAGGTACTCATTTGCATTTACTAAATTATAAACAAATTCAAAATCTTTCATTTCTATTTTTTCCTCCATTTTCTCTTTATACACTTCGACAATTCCCATAGCTTTAAAAAGCCTGTCGTTTTGTTTTTCTTTTTCTATTGAAATACGTTCTATAACCTTTATTTCTTCTATTCCATCATTTCCCCTATCACCTGTAAATACTATTTGACTGTTTGTAGATATATTAGCCATCATTTTCATTATTAAACTGTCTAATTCCCCACCTATAGAAAAATATTCTTTAGCATAGTTTAATATGTCAATTTCAGCAAGATTATTATTTGTTATCTCATATATAAATTCTTCTGCTATCATCATATCTTTTTTTCTCCTTAAAATATTGTGCTATTACGTTATTTTCATACTCTCTTTTAGTTGCAATTTCTGAAATCACTTCCTTAATAGATTTTACTTCATTCATTAAAATGGTGTATAATCCTCTACCTGCGGTCTATTATCTAAATCATAGAATTGAGTAAATCTTCCGTCAAAACCAACAAGTGAATTTCCAATGCCAACCCCACGTCCTTTTGCGAGTATCAGCTTTGCAGTACCATGCGTGTCTTGATCACTAAACTCTCCTTCATATTTAATCGTGCTATTTGGAACGGACTCAGGTCTATCTATCAAAACGATATTATCTGCACTTTCTTCTATTTGCCCAGATCCTCGAAGTTGCCTAATATCTGGGTGCTCTTTACCTCTCGCTAATTGAGAGAGAAGTATAACTGCAATCCCACATTCCTTTGCAATATTTTTAGCTGCACGAGCCATATATCCAAGACTTGCTTCTGTACTATTACCAACTTGTGCGTAAATCTGTAAATAGTCTATTATTGCAAGCTTGATACCCTTTGTTTTTACAAGTGCTCTAATAGATCTTATAGTATCATCAAAAGATACTGTTGCTCTTTCGTCTATGTAAATAGGCAATCCTTTGGTTGCTCCAATAGCCTTATCAAACTGCTGTAACTGAATTTCAGTTAATTTGCAGTTAACAATAACACTTGATGTAATTCCTGCTTTTGCACTTATAATTCGAGCAACAAGTTCAGACTTACCCATTTCCAAAGAATAAATGCCTACCCCATTGCCCTCTTGTGCTGTATTTACACCTATATTCATAGCCAAAGAAGTTTTACCTACACCTGTAAAAGCAGCTATAACAGTAAGCGTTCTTGGTCTTAATAGAAACTTATCGTCAAATAAAGCAAAACCAGTTTTAAGGCTCGAACGTTTGCCAGCTGCGTTATCATTAACAATTTCCTTTAATTCATCTATAGATTCATCGAAAGAATATATACCATTATCAGCGGTATCACTTTGAATATCTCCAAGAACATTCATTGTCTCATTTATGACTTCATCAAAATTAGTCATAGGGTCGAGGACATTTTGTGAAGCCAACTGTAAGTGAACCCATAATTTTCTTTGCTTCCACATCTTACGCAACCTCTCAATGTCTTGTTCTATTGTATCGTAGCTGACAAACTTTACTAAGTCTAAGAAGTCAAAAGACTCCAATTTATGCTTTAAATTATGTGTCTTAGCATAGTTTAAGAGAGAATTAAGGTCTGCAATATAACCATCTGAAATAACGCCTGCAATACACTCGTAAATGCATTTGTTTATTTCATTGTAGAATAACTCTACGTTCAGCCTATCGCTGAACTCACTAAATCTCTCATTGTACTTCATTAGAGTAGCAAGCACAGAGCACTCCGTATTCTTATCATTCGGCTGTAAGTGCGCTTCTCCAATAATTTTTACTTTTTCCTTTTCTTTCATTGCTCTATTGTATTCTGTACATTTAAATTTATTTTAAGCCCATTTTAAAGCTCGTTGAGGCTTTATATTTTCATTTTGAATAAATTATATTGTTTTAAAAATAAAACGCCTTAAATCGCACGATTTGCACGTCTTTCTAATATTATACCATCAAGAAACTTAGTAACATAGTCTTTAAAACTTACATCTGTGTATCTGTATTGCTTTCCCTCAAAACGTCTCGCAAGTCTCACTCCCTCGTTATAATTTGATTTTTTTACAAGAAAGTAAAAATCACTTGCTAATGTGATCATATAACCAATAAGAGGAGATAAGCTGTTATCGAAATTATAAAGGCTAAATGGCGTTATTTCTACATTGCCAGCTTTACGAAACTCGCAAATTGATGAATAGATTTTAGAATTTCTATCGTCTTTAAACATATCAGACGTAATACAAAAACTACACTCAGCAAACCAATCAATATCAAAAGAATTAAGCAAGGTGCCTATTATGATATTTTCTATTTCTTGCAATCTGTTCATTTTCTAAAACTATCTCCCGTAAATAAAACTGGTTTAGTCAAGTAGCGAAGTCTATCAAGTGTACGCTCTCCGTATTTCTCGCAAATCTCATCAAGAGTAAGATTTGTAGTAAGGAGTAAAAGCTGTTCTCTTTTTTCAGCAAGGCTGATTATTTCCTCAAAAACATTGTGAGTCTCACCATAGATTTTACCAACGTCTTCTACTCCAAAATCATCTATAAGTAAAGCACAATCACATTCTCGTAGTATCTGACGCTTCTCGTTAATCTCGTAGCCATCAAACTTAATCAAGTTCTTACGAAGATAGTATCTGAAGATGTTAGGCATAATCTTTTCGCAGATAAGCGACTTACCACGACCGCATTGTCCATAACATAACAGACCTTTATTTTTATTATCAGTAAGCCATTCTGCTATTTCGTCATACTCTTGCGCCCATTGTGCATCATCGCCAACAAAGAATTTTAAGCCTCGCATTAACAATCCTTTTGCTTCGTCCAGTTTGATGCTTAAAATTTTCTTCTTCTCAATACCTGAGTATGCTGTTTCGTCTATCTTTATTTCCATTGCTTTATTTTTTGATTAAAATATTTCTCATCTGTATTATCTCGTAAAATAATACCGATAGCACTTTTGTTTTTTCTCGCCTGAGCTACTAACTCATTATATTTGGAACTGATATTTGATACAGACAAATTTGAAAGCATCCAGTTGTCTGTAATCTTATCAAGAAAAATTTGCAACGTAGTAAGTAAATCTTCATCTTCTACAGACAAGCCTTTATTTTGTCGTGAAAATTTAAGCTGACTTAATAATCTTTTCATTTGCGCTCCATCAGCTGCTTTCCAATAATATTTTTCTCCTGTCTTCTTCTCGAAATATGGTTCAAATATATTTTTAGCTTTTGTCACAAGTGTCGGTTCTTTTTTAGGCTTAGACTTTGGTTTAGATTTTTCTTTCTTTGATTCTTTTAAGTCAAAAGCGCTTGCGCTTAACCCTCCGTTAGGAGAAATATACTTATATTCTTGTTCTTGTATATCTTGTATATTATTGTGTGACGTTTTCGTCAGAGGGGGTGTGACGTTTTCGTCAGAGGGGTGTGACGTTTTCGTCAGAGGGGGTGTGACGTTTTCGTCAGAGGGGGTGCCACTATCGAACTTGTCAGAAAGATCAGTAAACTTGTAATAACTTTTGCCCAATTCTTGAGTTTTCTCGTATCTTGAAAGTAAGCCAACATCAACAAGCTTATTGATATGAGATATAATTCTTCTTTTACTCTTTATTCCAAGTATCGGTAATTGGTCAATTATCAAATCGTGTGAAACCCAGAAGTAAATGTTCCCATCATCTAACTTCTCCTTTTGACAGTAAGTTTTTGTCTCAAAAGATTTTAGAAATTCAAAAATACACAAGTCTACTAAACTTATGTTTATTCCAAGTTCCTCGACCTCTCTTAAATGCAGACTAAGAGAATATTGAATACCTGCCATATCTTTTATTTTAAGAAAACACCCCTTTAACGTTCAGTCCTAAAGTCGCAAGCGGACGTACTTATTAAAGGGGTGAAAACAATATTTTTTATCTTCTTGGTTGCGACTCCAATATATTTAATTCTAAATTTCGATGTAAAGATAATATTTTGATTTAGATTAAACTAAGGTAAATCTAATAAAATACTTTTTGTTAAGGAATTTTTAGATATTAACTCGTATTCCTTTGAGAGAACTGAGACGTTTCGCCTCTCTTTTGTAGTATTCTATCATAGCTTCCAACTCAAAATCTGACCATTTTTTTACTTGATGAGATTTTGCTGTTAGTAACTCAAACCTTTGCATACCAATCTTACGAATTAAATTAGCTTGATAAGCTATAAGATGATCACTTGAAAATCTATTGCAATTGTGCATAGCATAACCATTAGCAATGAAAGTATGAGTGGACGTTTCTAAGACAACAATTTCCTCCTTTCCTATATACTTTATTTTTTTTACTTTGCTGTCATATCTCGACCTGATCATTCCAAGTTTATCAATATTAAGTTTGTCTATTTTCAATGGCCTTACCCTCATTAGAAAATGCAATTTCTCAACATTAGTTCCTGTCACGAGGAACTGCCATGAATGATAATTACTATTCAGCAGAGGATTCCTACTCTTATCCATCGATTGTCGGCAAGGCTTATTATTTTGAGTAAACCTTTCTATCAATCTAATCAGCTTTTCTTGTATCTTAGGATATTTATCACATTGTGCAACTCCAACTCTTAGCCCATATCGTAAACTCCCATCTGGGTTGCGTATATTTTGCTGACAAAGGTGACCATCTGCATCTATCATTCCAGCAAGCCAACCACTATCACTTGACAGGTCTTGGAACACAACTTCAAATGGTTTACATACGACAGAACAAGTCTTATCTGTATGTGGTCCAGATTTCCTTTGTCCTTGTATATTATATCCATTTACCCAGAGATCTTTTGTCTTTACCCATGTATAAGAACCTCCACAACGCTTTCTCGCAAGCCATTTATGATCAGGGGTTGTTTTGATGTGGTCTCCATTCTCTAATTCAACATCATAAACATCTTGTATCTCTCTATGCGTATGTGTCACTATCCCCTCCTTCCAAAGCCTTGCTTGTGCTCGGCTTCTCTCTTCTTCAAACGAGAGTAATCTATCTCCTACTCTCAAATCACCAAGTTCAACCCATCTCAAGTCACTTGTAAGGACAAGGGCGTCAGGCGTAAGACAATGCCTACACTCAGCATGACAGTCATCTTCATCAAAACGCACAGAATGATGTCTCCGACTAAAGAAATGACCACAATCAGCTTGTTCAAATGGTTTTATTTGGCCACAAGAAATACATTTAAAGTACCCACTCGGCATTGCATCACGCAACCGAATATAAGCAGAGAAAACTTTATCAAGTTTATCTATTAAACTTGCTTTCTTCTTTTGTGGAGTTCGTTTAGTTTTCGTTTTCTGCTCTTTTTTTTCGTTTTGAGCGTCTTTTGGCTTTCTTTTGAAGTAATATTTATTCATTATCGAAATATTGTCTTAAATCGTTTGTTTTCGTTTAATTCTATTTCACTCATTACTGACTCAAAGATGATCTCGCAACCAATTGCAGTTGCTACCATAAATTCAGTATAACAACCTTGAGAATGATTCCATTTATCCATCATAAAAATAGTATCACACTCTGTGAGCAATTGAATATCTTTTTTCATGTGCTGAGGCGTAGTTGCATCACAAGAAAGACCATTCTCCATCGGATTTACAACCTCATAGCCAGCTGTCTCTAACATTACTTGAGCAGACTTAAAAGCTTTTCTCCTTTCATCTAAATTCATTCCACTGATTGGACCTGAGATATAGCACTTATTCTTTCTAACCATTTCTTTTCTCTTTAAGCATTTTAATTTCATCATTCAAATAAAAGATAGCCTTTTCGAGGTCTTCAATTTGCTTATCTCGACAAGACATTCCACTTTCTGTTTTTAATCCTGCTCTCCAAACATACTTGATAACGTTACCAATATTAAAATCATAGTGACGAACGATATCAATACACTCAATACCACTTGGGTGCGAATTGTAATGCTTAGGGTGATTCACGTTACTTTCCAGTTGACCCATAACCTCCAGCTCCTCTTTCTGTTTTAGATAATTCTTCAGCCTCTTCCAATTCTATTTGAGGGTAGGACATTATTACCAACTGTGCAAAGCGTTCTCCAACTTTGTAAGCTTCTGCAAAATATTTAGTCTTTTTAAACACCGCTGTAATTTCACCCCTATAACCGCTGTCGATAACGCCTACTGAATTTGTTAGTAACAAATCTTTATCTGCATTACTACTTCGTGGAAAGAGCAAACCAACGTAACCTTTCGGTATCTCAATTGCAAGACCGCAACCATAAATTATGTTATCGCCTTTAATCTCAACACCTGTTGCAGTTAAATCAAGCCCAGCGTCACCGCTTTTTGCATAACGAGGCACCACTGCATTTTCTACTAATTTCTTAATCTTTACTTTCATATTTACTTATTTATTATAAATCTCATTCTGTAACACCTTCCAGCAACATTTAGCAATCCAACCAGCCATATAAGCAGCGTGTTCATCGTGAATTAAACTATACTCTACTCCTATTTCATTAAAAATTGCATTTGTTGCATGTAGGCTTTCGTGAGCAATATGCTCAACTATTTTACTTCCTTTGAGCTTATCACAGTCGTAAAATACAATCAACACACCAAACTTTCTCGTCGCCTTGCGCATTATCTGTGGATAGGTTGTGGCGTAGGCGTCCTCTGATTTCTCAAACTTATAAGCCCCATAAGAAGTGAATTTGTCTTTTACATCTTCCCAACTTGTAGCGACCCACAATTTTCTGCCATATATTTCAACATCAAACTCTCTGATCATTTACTTTCATATTTTATTAATCATTACTACTATTTGACAATACACATAAAGTGATAATATATATTGCTGTTACGATAACCCAAATCATTTTAAATCTTTGTATTAGAACATTCTATTAGTTAAAATTTTTCCATTACTTTTCACACACCAAAGCTGAGAATTAGGCTTCTCCACATCGACTTTCAAATCAGACACTTTACCAAACCTTTTGTAATTCCCACAGAGGTCAATTACCCACGCATCTTTGCCTTGAAAAGGTCTAATAGCACGACCAACACATTGGTAATAGAGAGCCAAAGATTTTGTCGGACGAGCCATAATGACCGTGTCGAGTTCAGGATAATCAAATCCAGTAGTTAATACTTGAGCATTTGCTATTACCTTTATCTCTCCACTTTTGAACCTTTCAAGCATCCATTCACGCTCTTTTTTAGGAGTATCGCCTGTGACAATATCAGCAGGAACATTCCTTGATCTCAATTCTCTTACAAGATTTTCAGCCTCTTCGACAAATCGTGTAAACACTAAAACACCCTTTCTCGGAATACCGCTTTTAGGCTTGAGAACTCGCAAAGTAGCATTTGTAAGTTTGGTAAAAAAATCACAGCGTTTATACTCTAATTTCAATGAGTTTTCATCATAATCAGCACCAGTAGAATTACTCATAACGTTATCGAGATTAATTGCAGTTAAGTCATAATATTTTAAATCTGCCAAATACCCTTTTGCGAGTAACTCTGATGTCTGACAAACGTATAAAACCTCACTAAAAATTCGAGGTCGTGTTCTTGTTAGAAACTTCAACATTGATCCTCCCATATACGAACTAAGACGATAAGGAGTTGCTGTAAGACCGATAACTTGCCTATCTTGTGAATTGATGAATTTCTCATACATTCCACCTTTGCTATTCACTACATGCGCCTCATCAATCATAACATATTTGAAGTGCTTAAAATCCTCCATACGATTAATTACACTACCTATGGTAGCAAATGTAATTCTATTGATATCCTTACACCCAACAGATGCAGAATAACAGCCACAATCAAATATCCCATAGCTTTGAAGTTTAGAGTAATTTTGCTCTAAAATTTCTTTTGACGGACACAATACAATAAGTGGAGCGTTTAACCTTGAGGCTATATCAGCTATTATCAAAGACTTACCACCACCTGTAGAAACAATAATTAATCCGTTTATCTTTCTTGTGCTTTGGAAAGCCTGAACAGCTGCATCACTCGCTTCTTTCTGGTAACTTCTTAGTTGAAATTTCATTGCTCTAAATGTGTGTAAAGGTGCGGAATTTCACCGCACCAATGTAATTATTATTCTTCGTCGTCATCATCGCCAAAAGGCAAATCGTCGTCTTCACCATCCTCGTCAAGATTTATCGGTTTTTCAACCTCAGGAAAGACAACACCGAAAACTTCTTTCATCGCTTCACGATTGACGTCCTCTTGGCTCCAAATACCTTGTTTATCCCATTCAGGTATCTTTTCTGCCTTTACGAGTTTCATTTCTCCATCAACCCATGAATAGAAGAGGAAATAGCCGTTTAAAGCTACTCTTACAGTCTCCGTTGACGACAATTTATAATCTGTTGTGCCTTGCTTTACTCGAGCTGCCAAATCTGCAATTTCAAGCAAAATAGAATTGTATGCCTCCTCAGCGTTTTTCTTCATTGCCTTAATTGCTTCAAGAGTCTCTTGTAACTCTTGCTTTCTCTTTGGGACATCATTTTCTTCTTTCAGACAGTACTCCTCACGGATCATTGCAATCTCATGACTATCGTACTGACGAGTAGCTAATTCTCCCTCAGGAAAGAGGCAGTTAAATTTCTCACGAAAGACTTTTAATGGCTCTTTTGAAGACTTAGCACCTTTACAAAGAACAAGAACGTCCTTAAACTCTTCTCTCACTTTATCGTCCAATACAAAATCTATATTTGCTGGCGAATAATTCTTTAAATCTGCAATCATATTTTTTAGTTGTTTAGTTCTTCTTTGTAGTGTTCAAGAATGTACTTTTGCTCCTCGTCTGTAAGCGAATATGCTTTAGACATGAACTTAATTGCCACGCTTTCATTGTTATCTGAAAGAGGGAAATAATCAACCGCAAACTTACTGGTTAAACGCTTTAGTCTTGCGTTCTTTTCTTTTACCTCGTTTACTCTTTCTTGAATTTCCAAAACAATTTCAGAAGCTGAATTATAGGCATCTTCATAATCTTTCAAGTCCTTTGCTACTTGGTCTTTCATTGCTCTATTTTGAGACGCAAGACCAACAATTTGAGAGTACAATTCATTCGAGTAAACATAGTCAACATTAATGCTGAAATCATCATTTGAACCATAGCTGTATTTCCCCTTTTGTACCAAATATTTATATTCTCCACCAAGCTTACTCCAATCGTATTCTACTCTTCGTAAAGACTTCGCTTTTCGTAATACTTCTGATACTTCTTGAGCCTCAGCTAATTCTGTAAAAGCATAACCATCTAAGAAAGGTAATTTGTACACTTTTTGGTCGGCAGGTTCAATCTCAAATAACTCTGGTTGTTTTGGCTTATCAACTATTTTGATACCTTCTTCCATCATGCGAAACTTAATCATGTTTTGCACGTCTACTTCACTTAGAGCAAGAATTTCCTGCTCGGTCATTTCATTAATCTTTTTCATTGTTTTTTTTATTTATAAAAATTCCTTATTATTTTCAATTACTTGTTGTGCGTAAAACAACATTTCAGACTCGTGAGGCTCTGGTAAATACAATCCAGCAACAGAGGCACTCCAGTTGCGAAACCTTTCTATTGCCGTTGTCATTTCCCCTTTATCAAGGTCTGTTGTACTCCTAATATAAACAACCTCTTTACCTCTTTTGTTCATTCTTGTTCTCTCAAAAATATCACTATTACATTTCTTCTTAAAGAAATCATACTTTACTTGTTCTATCGAAAATCCAAACTCCGCTCCCCAAAAACCGAGAAGAACATGCAAGTAAGAGTTCTGAGAAGAAGTCCTTTTAGTGAGCTTCGTTTTTAACTCGACATAGGACTTCTTCATTTTCATCTCCTTACATTTTAAGTCAAACTTTCGCAAGTCATATTCATTCGATAAATTATATAGAGCCATCGCTTAACAATCTATAATTTGCAAAGTGAATAGGTCTTCCAGTTATTTTACTTACAGAGCTTATTGTGTCTGTAATAATATTATAACCATCATTGCGCAGGTCTGAGATTCTTGAGCTTAACCTATAACAACCATATTCTCGTAAAGCTGTCAACGGCTCTATACTTCCAAATCTTTTAAGATGCTGTAATATCACTCTCTTTTGAGATAAAGTCTCTGTACTCATAATTAGAATGGTAAATTATCTCCTTCAACTTCTCCATTCGCATCTACATTAGGAGGGAATGGCTGAGATTGGGTTTGTTGTACATTTTGAGAGCCTTGTGGAGGCTGTTGATCTGTTGGGGTAGAATTATTAGCCTGAGCTGTATTTGAAGCTTGGTAGCCGTTATTTTGACGTTGATAAGGTTCAATTTTATAACCTGTAATAGAGGTAATGTAACTCACTTTACCATCTTTCTCAAATGGTCTACCATTTAGAGCAAAGCTAATAGTAACTAAGTCACCTGCTTTAAATCTATCTAACTCATTCGTTCTATTTCCGACAAAATCGAAAGAGGGGTAATTCTCAAATTTTTGTCCTGTCATTTGGTCGTAGTGACTTGCATCGAGGACAATCTGACGCTTTGTAAACGTGCCACCGCTTTTTGTTGGAACTGTAACTGTATTCTCTATAAATAATACTTTTCCGCTAATTTGATTTGCCATATTATTCTTCGTTAAAAATCTTTTTATTTGTGATTAACTCTCTATTATCCTCGAGGAACTGACAGAACCTCTCGCAGATATTTTTCAATAACATTTTACTTTGTTCATGGTTATACTGATAAACCTCAGCATATTGAACTCCAGTAATTAGAGGCGTCCGACTTGTGCCACCTTTTAAAACGTAGGCTGTAAATTCAAAAGAATTTATCTCCGTGCACGCTCCACTCTCAATAAGCGTATAAGGATAAATATGTCTCTGCCAGTACTTAGAATACTTACCAAACTCATAACGAGAAGTAGTCTTTAAGTCAAAAACTTTATTTTCTCTCAACTCGTCAATATAGCCGTATAATTCCACCTCTCCAAACTCTGTATCGATGGTCGCAGAAGTAAAAACTTGACTTAAAGAGCCTTTGAAATATTCTGCAATAGATTTGCAAAAGTCCTTATCGAAATAAAAAGAAAAACCATCTATTTCAGCAAAAATGCAAGGGACTTTAATATGTTCAAACCAATAGTCATAAAAGATAGGCTTGCCAACTTCGTCAGTACAGCCAAATTCTCTCTTTACATCAACTCCCTTAAGAGACTTAATAAGAATATTCTTGTTATCACTCTTTTTATTGTGAATGATGCAATCTACAATTTCATTCAGGGCTGTACCTTTACTTGCAGGCTCTGACGGCTCGTGTGGAACTCGATTAATAGCATCTAACAACTCTTGTTTTAGAAGAGCGTCCACTTCTTCTTGTGAATAGTGGAACGCATCTTCTGTTTCAGAGTAATTCTTATGCCATTTACCATCTTCATCTTGATAAAAGTAATCCTCAGCAGTCGTATCTAAAAACGTTTGGAACTTATCAAGTAAAGTCGGATAAAATCTATAATTAGGCATACATCTTAGTTTTTTTATCAAACTTCAAACCTAACTTCTCGCACTTGTCTTTAACGAGCAAACCAATCTTTAGTTTACTGTCCCAAATTTGCTTTGCCTCAGCGAAAGACTTACAGAAATCATTAGCGGTACTCGCATCAACGATAGCCTCAACTTCCTCCTTAGCACTTTCAATAAGTGCATCGTATTCCTTTCTAACTTCACGCTCATTTTTTAAATAAGAATGATAGCTTTCAAAGATATTCGTAAGGAATCTGTTTTCTCCAATAACCGCTCCATGACCATTGATTAGCGTAGGAATCTCCATCGCACTTGGTAAATTACAAGTGTTCTTTGTATAAGCTTTTTCGTTTACACCCCAGTAGACATATCTCTTTTCTCCGTAAGCTTGCATATATCCAACTAAGTCTAATTCCTTGATTAAGTCTCCGACAGAGCTGCCACCCATTTCTGGACGAACAATCTTTTGTTCTCCGTCTTTATCCTCTCGTTCGTGAGCGATAAAAACTAAGTTTTTGCCCATCATACTAACCTGCCTTAGGAAATTGATGAACATTGCCTTTCTTGCTGTAAAGCCTTGTAAGGATAGGCTTCCGTCACGCTTTGCTAACTTAGGTTCGTTTTTGATGATGTAAGCCGACATAAAGTCGAGAGCTTTGCCTGCCGTATCAATAACTATTGTCTTATATTCAGACAAATCCTCATTTAACACCGCCATAACATCTTCCCATTTTTCTACTTGCAAAGTAGGAACTTGGAACGCTCCATTAACACGCTGCACACCACCATCAAAATCCAATAATACAGGACTTGGTGCTGATAAACCTAACGTTGATTTTCCCATACCTGGTGCACCATAAACAAGCACCTTAATTGTGGAGTTAATAGCCAACTCCGAAGGCTTTTTTAATAAACTACTCATTGCTCTAAGTGTGTTTAGTTAAACAAATTATTTTCATTTACATATCTAATAAATTCAGACTTTTCATGTATTCCTAATTTCAAATACACTGACTTGATATGATTTTTAACAGTATAAGGAGAGATATACAAAGTTTCCGCAATCTCTTCTTTTTGCTTTCCTTGATAGACAAGTTTCATTACTCTTAATTCTTGTTCAGACAATTTAGAGTTGAATTTTGGCGAGCAAATAACACCCTCAAAACTACACTCACCTCTCAAAGGACATTCTACTTTTTCAAAGTTAAACTTACCATTACTTTCTACATCGTCTTTCGTTCCGTCTAACTTTCCAAAGTTGCATTTGCAAAATCTTTTAACTATCAAAAACTGATAGTAAGGAACGTTTAAAGCACTCTTTTGGTAAACTTTCGTTAGAGCCTTGTAGGCTAAAGGATAACGCTCCCTTATACCATCTAACATATATTTGATAAGTTCTGTTTGGGTCTCATCCACAATCGTATTTTTACCATCGTCAGATTTGCACCAAAGCTCACCCTCAAACATATAGAACTCTAAATTTCCCATAACTCTGCTTTTGGTATTCCTGTAACTTCGACTAAAACGTTTATGTGATTTTCATTTGCAGGCTTCATGCCATAGAAAATCCAATTTCTCACTGTTGATGACGTTACTCCAGTTTTGGAGGCGATCTCATTTATAAAATCTGTCTTCGGACAAGTTGCGTCTGGAAGACCCTCATAATAGCCCCGTAGGGTCATTTTTTCTCTGTTCTTCTTCATTTCTTTGTGATAATCAAATACTTTATTTATCTTTGCATTGTTGTATTAATTATTATAATGCAAAGGTAATAAAATTATTTAGATTAATCTAAGATTAGTCTACTAATTGTCTTGTAATTAATAAATTTTAAGAATATGAACGAGGTACAAGAAAGATTAAACCAATTTATCAACTATCTTGACACAAGTGTTTCTCAATTCGAACAGAGCACAGGTCTCGGAAATGGCTTTGTATCAAATACAAATGCAAGAATGCGAAATAGCTCGAAAAACCTCATTTCCTCAAGATACCCTGAGCTAAATATGGAATGGCTTATAAAAGGAAAAGGCGAGATGCTAAATTCTAATAGGCATACCATAAACTCTTCTGGAGACAACTCCGCAAACGCCATACACGGAAATGCTATTGTCATAAACTCAAACCATAGAAGCGACAGAATACCTTTCTATGGTGACTTTACACCAAGTTACGATCCAGAGACAACAACTGCAAATTTAGATTATTCTAAACCATCGTACATTGATGCAGGAGACTGGTTTGAAGAGGCAACATCAGCAATAAGACATTATGGTGACAGCATGACAGAATACCCAAATGGATCTATACTTGTACTGAAAAGAGTACAAGATATTAACCTATTAATGTGGGGCAAAAATTACTCAATAGAAACTACAGAGTATAGAATAACAAGAAGACTTCAAGACGGAGGCGAGGACTTTATTTTAGCATATAGCACAAACGATGAAACCTTTACAGACGGAACTCCAGTTTATCAACCTATAAAGATACCTAAATCTTCTATTGTAAGCATAGACTTAATTTTAGGTAGAATTATTAAAGAGCATAGCAATAACTTAATATAGCAAAGATGTACGAAAATAAATTGAAATCAAAAGGAGGGCAAAGCGCAAATTCTATAAAAGGAAATAGTACGCAAATCTCAGGAGAGAACCCTATAATAAATAACTATTCAATGAACGAGGATATGGACGAGTTCTTCAAATCAAATCATATTAAAGCCATTGATATAATAAAAAGTCAGCGTTCTATAATATTAAAGTTGCAACATCAAATAGATAGACAGCAAACGCAAATAGACGTGATGCAAGAAATAAAAAATAAACTCGTTGTAATGCTCATGAAATTACTTGACGAAAAAAACATATAGGACCTATGCTTAATATTTCAGAAGAAGCAATAGCAATAACAAAAAGATTCTTTTTGGCAATAGATGTTCTTATCACACAAAGAAAGATAAGAGGACTAAATTCATTCGCGCAAAAATACAATATCAACTATTGGAACTTGTGCACATTAAAAAAAGAACCAGAAAGGAGAGTTCTAAAAGTCGAATACATTTCATACTTAGTGAGAGATTTTGAAATTTCTCCTAAGTATCTACTTTTAGGAATTGGAACTATGTTTGAAGAAAAAGAGATAACACCAGCTGATGCTATCTCTTAACCCTGTTTTAATTACGTTTAAAGACTTATTTTACTATTATATAACTGCAATCATAGAGTCTTTTGTAATAGTGCTAAACTTTTGAATAGGAGAAGAAATATCTCCGTTTGCATCTATATAAACAAACTCCATTTCGTTAAGTTTTGATATTTTAGAGATTAAACTTGTCTTCTCATTGTCCCATTTCTCTATAAATTGAGTAGAACCTATTTTATTGCAACAAGCTTTCTCGTACAATTCTTGCAAAGGCAGCCTTGCGTCACGCTTTGTAAAAACGATATAGTCTTGATAATCATTAATGACTACGAAATCAAAAGCGGGACTTTCCTCTTCTTCAAAGTATGTATTATCATTATCATCTTTACTTATAATAGCAGTCCTAAGACCATGTTTCTCAGCAAACACATCAGCTAATAAAAAGGTATCAAATCCCCACAAAGCAAGTTTAGATCCTCCAAATTTAGCCTTAACAGGCGTAATATTTAAGTTGTGAAGACTTGCAAGACTCTTCCTCTTTTGAGGAGTTAGAGGCTTATTTTTGCAATCAACAAAGCCATCTAAAGATTTTAGTAATAACGACCTTATTAAAGTCCCTCTCCTAACACCCTCTTGTTTAGCCCATCTGTTTAAAGACTCTATTTCTTCTTTGTATAGATGAATAATAATAGGTTTCACTTTTTCAGCTTGAGACTTCTCTTTTCCACCTGAGCCAGTCCTTTTGCCTCCGTGATTATTATTGTTTTTTTCGCTCATATATCTATCTTAAATATAGATATGAGGGGAAAATTTACCCCTCATAATCTTTACAATCCTACAGCTATTCGTGTAAGTAGATTTCTCTTCTCATTGAAATAATCCTTTTCACATCTTGCAAGAACTTTAAAGAACCAACCTTGATTTATATTTTTTACCATTATCTCGTTATCTGCAAGCCCTTCGATTTGCTTTTTAATGCCGTTCATCTCATTTAAAAACTCGTCTATCTCTTTCTCACTCTTCTCTTCTTCTCTCATCCATTCGACAGTTTCATCGATGTCAACTTGCTGAAAATCCTCAACGTGTGAACTATCGAAGTAAATAAACTCTCCTTGACAGAATTGCTTTTTTACTTCTTCGATTTCTTCATCTACAAAAATAGAACGAAGATAAGATGTATCTACTTTCTCAGTTCTTGGATAAGCCTCTGTATAAAAATCAGCGTTAGGCTGAACATCGATTAGATACAAATTTCTTTCATATTTATCTGCAAATTCTCTTGCTTCATCGAGGCTTTTAAAACCTGTAATATATGTGTCGTATTTCTTTACGTCGCTAATTAATTCGAGCTGATTTTCTCTTACAATATCTTTTAATTCTTGAGTTGTCATAGTTGTATTTCGTTTTTACGTGGTTAATATTAAAGGGGTGGTGAAACATCCACCCCTCTTGTTTTTAGTCTTCTAACTTGAACAAAATTCCAATTTGCTTGCGTGTTCCATCGAACTCATAGTCAACGCTCTTCTTGTCATAGATAGCGAAAGGTTTGCCGCATCCGTCACAAGTAACTGAGAACTTATAATCATCAATCTCTTCTACGTGCATTCCATTACAGAACTCTCCGTTAAGTGCTTTTGTGTAAAGATCAAATGGTGCAACTGCGTGGCCAACACATTTAATATTTCTGCCTGGCTTAGTTTCAAACTCTGAGATTTCTATAAAGCTCTCATCATCTTTAAACTGGTTTGCAAGCTCTTCTATCACTGCAAAGTTGCTAAAACCTAAAAGAGCTGCTGTACCATTACGAAACTCTTCAATTCTGTAAAGTGGATAATTTCCGAAAACGAAATCTGAAAAATTCTTTGCTTCCATATTGTTTGTTTTATTTGTTAGTTTGTATTATTTGTATTACTATTACAATGTAAAGGTAGTAAAATTATTTAGATTAAACTAAGGTTATACTAATAATTATCTTGTCGTTAAGATATTTTAAGGTTTGAGACGTAAATACACAAAAAAAGCGGTAGTATTTTCACAAACTCTACCGCTTAAAATGTAAACAAATAATACGCAAGACAAAAATATTAATCTTTTAGTAATTCATCGAACCTTATACCTTTCAGAGAATTGTGCAATATTTCTACATTTCTCGAAACGTTCTCATCTTTCAAGATACTATCAATATCTATATTCCCAGCAGCTGCTTCTATGCAAGTTTTTAACTTATCTATGATAGGCGAAGAGATATACTCTTGTTTTCCATTTATAGCCCCTTTAACTTCGCTTGATACGCCATTTAAGAACTTATTTGCATAATTGATGATAGAAAGAGCAATAATAGCATAGGTTGAAATACTCGGATAAGCGAAAGACGGAGAGTACTTTTTTATCGCTGAATTGACTGAATAATAAAATATTGCAAATGGTCTTGAATGCTCCAGTAAGAGAGTGTCTGCAACATGGTCCACAATATTTGTAGGGTCATTCGCCTTATTTTTGTCAAGCATATTTCTCCACTGCTGAATTAAATCTTTCATAACTCGTGACAGCTTTCGTGTCTGTTCGATCCTATTATCTGCAAGTTCCTTTAAAAGTCTCTCTGTATAAACTATTGCTAAGTTATAAATAACAATAGGCATAATCACTTGATGTGCAAGCTCATTTACTGAAAACTTATTAGACAACTCCTCTTGTTGCAAAGTTACGTTACATTCTTGTACTTGTCTTTGCATCTGTGACAAGTCAATAACTTTCCATTTAAAGCGTTTAGCATTTATCCGATGAGGCTTACTATCTTTATTTTCACGAACTAATAAACATTCAGTTCCGTCTTTCAAAGGATCAGCATTTGTAGCATAATATTGCTTACCTACGACAATGTTCGACTGAACTTTATCTGTACAATTCCTCTCTATGATTTGAATTAATTTCATTGCTCTTTATTATTAAACTTTCAATCTCTTTTCAAAAATTGCTCTAATTGCTTTTGCATCTTCTTCGGCTTGCTCTCTTTCTTCTGGAAGGTAATAGTTACCTGAATTGTATTTTCTGTCATCAAAAAGGGAATAGTAATCATTTAACTCAGCAACCTCTCCAAATTCATTTATAGTTAAATACTTTCCTCCATTCTTAACTCTTACTCTAATCTTCTCCATAGTCTTTGTTTCTGCGTTCCACCGCAAACCCTTTGCTTTTAGTTCGTCGAAGAACTTTTGTTTTTCGTATTCGGTGGTTTTGCGAAAAGCAACAGGGCTCCAACAAAAATTGGAATCATTGCTGTTATTATAATGAGAGCAAAAGTTATCCTCTAAATTAGTTTGATAGCTTTTGAAAATAACGATAGTACCTGTTTGCACTGAACGCAAAATATCACCGTCTTTGAACTCCGTTTGTTCTCTCTTTTCAATAACGATTAAATCGTCTTCGATAATTGCTTTACAATTTTCAGGGATATTAATCTTATCCCCTGCATTTAATTTTATTTCCATAGTTATTTACTTTTTACGTTTATGTTTCTTTTTCCTCTTACTTGCGTAGGGCGTTGACCCTGCACGACATTTACTCTTTTTGTTGTCTAAATAACTACAATCAATCATTTCCGCATGATTTAAATGCACAGGAATGATATATTCTCGTCTTAATTCGTTCATACATTAATCTACTAATTCAAAACTATACGCAGCCACCCACGGATTACTTTCCCATGTACCTTCGCCACTCACCATGTCAATTAGGTAAGTAAATGCTTCACGTGCACTTAGAAAAGCTACATCAGGGGCATATCCTATACTTTTGGAAACATAAAACAAGTTCTTTTGGTCATAAGATTGCCAAACACCCTCACGCATAATATCATCGTCTGATATATCTTGCAATCGCTCAATCTTAACATCTGTAATTCTGATGTGGTGGGGCATCAGTTCGGCCTTGACGAACATCTTGTTGGTGTAGCCTGCTGATATATCCATATTTCCCCCAACGATATCCCAAGCATCGCACCACCATTCATTTGCTACGCAGTCTCCGTCTTTCTTCTTTAATTCGCCATAGATAGCCTTATAACTCTGTGCCACAGCAACTACCTCGCCAACCTTATAAGGTAGGTGTTTTTGAATATCTTCCAAATTACCAAGTGGCACGTTGTCTTTCAAGACTCGCCTTGTCATTGTCTTTTGACCTTTTAAAACGGCTTGTGTCAGACAAAACTTGTCATTAAACATTATCTTTTTCATACGTTTACTTGATTACTTTGTGTTTAGTGATTGAACCTTAATTGTTCTATGACTACTGTATCTACTTGTTCTTTTTGTGTATTCGTAATAAGCTCTCCCATTTGCATTGGTGAAATAGACACATTCACCTGTATAGCAATCTCGAAAACGATAAACTTTTACACCATTACATTCAAACAAAAACACTACTTCATAATCTTTCAATTTTTGTTCATATTCTTGCTTTCGTATTTGCTCTTTTGTTAATTTGGGCTTTGGAGGTTCAGGCTTCTTCCTAATCTCATAGCCACAAGATGATACCATTAATGATAAAATTAAGCATAGAATTAAATCATTTATATATCTCTTCTTCATAGTTGTGTATTGTTTTTAATTATAAACTATTAAAATACATAGCATAAGGAATTATTCTTGCGCTATTTTTCTTTAATTTACTTACTACTTTTTTCATCTCTTTCTTATTTCCTTTGAGAGCAAGAGAGAAATCGTGTGTCCACCAGTATTTTTTAGACTTTCGTCTATCAACTAACATGAGAGTAGTGTCATCTTTTCTACTATTCTGAATTACTACATAAAGTTCAGAGTTTTTCTCAATATGGTCTTTATTAACACGACTATTAGTAAAAATAGAAGAGTTATTAAATTTTTGTATGAAAGCAAGGTCATCTAAATAACCCTCGTCCATATATCCATCTAAGGCTTCAGCTTCTGTACACATGGCTATTTCTTTTTATGTTTATTTTTCCTTTTTCTATTTCTCTTGTTTGCGTATGGCGTTGATCCGCTACGATTCTTTTTAGGCGCACATATAACCCTATGCAGATACTCGTCGGCAAAACTTGGCCGAAGAACAAACATTCTTGCCATTGGCACTTCCGTAAAAATTTTTCCGTGCTCCATATTTATCTTATGTATAAAATCTTAGCTACGTTTACCTTTTTATCAATCGCCTCTAACATTTCTGCCTTAGTGATTACTGATAGTTTATTTCGATCTACATTGTGTAAGAGTGCTTTTTTAAGGTAAAAACCAGACGAACTTAACTCATCATTATTACCTGTAATAGAGCACAATTCTACTACTTCAAGAACTTTCTCGTTGGAGATTTCTCTAACTCCTACAATTCTATAATGTATGTCTTCATATCTTACATACTTACCAATGAGTTCTTTGTAAAATATATCTGTATATTTGTCTTCTTTATTTGTCATAATTCTTTGTTTTTTTAGTTTAAAAAGAACGCTATTTTCGCAAACCACGTTCTCGATCAGATTTAACAATATGAATTTGAAAATTACAAAATAAGTAAGCAAAACATTTTCAAGTCAATGTACTTCCAAAATTCATATATGCACGAAACAATTATAATCTTAAGTCTTTATATTCTATCAAATGCTTCCTTGCCAAATACTTGCCATTTACCAGTTTTATACTGAACAAGGACGTCACCAATTTGCGCTGTTTGTCTACCGTCTGTAAAGTGAGAGTAGAGAGTAGCATAAGCTTTGCCTTTCTCTCCCTTTTCTATAGACTTAATACAAGGCAGTCTAAATATATCGTCGACATTTCTTCCATCAAATAATATTTTTAAAGCTATTCCCATAATCTTATAAATTAGATACCAATAATGTTTTTTTATTTCCGTAATTCTCATTCTTTTTGAGTTTCTGAACCTCTTCCATTACCTTTGTTACTTGTTCTGCGGTAGCAAATCCAATAACATCATCTGTAATAGGTGTATTTGTAACTATCTCGAACTTCTTTTTTGTTCCCTTTATAATAGCTATCTCGTATGTATCGACACCATTAGAATAAAAACCATACTCCCTGCTTCCACATACTACAGAAACTCCATAACCATTTTTAAAGAATAAAATTGCTTGTCTTCCATCCATTATAGGATTTAGATGCTTTCTAAATTTTAATGACTTAAATGTTTTCATATCGTTAAATCTAATTATTAATTATATACTTGCATTTTTTATAACATCGTAAGCGTTGCATTTCCATCTACCATTTTGAGAAGAAGAACGTTTACTATATCTAATCTTTCCTTGCGCACATAAGTCTAAAAATCTGCGGAGACCTCCGACAATCGAAATCGACTCATCTTTACTGAAAGATTTATCGTTCAAAACTATTTTTAAAATCTCTTCGTTCATTGCTCTTTTTTATTTATCTTTGTATTGTTGTATTAATTATTATAATGCAAAGGTAATGAAATTATTTAGATTAGACTAAGATTAAACTAAGAATTATCTTGTTATTAAGATATTTTAAGATTATGAACAATATTGCAAACTCACAAAAATGTGCTCTTGCGTATCTTTTAAACTTTCACAAGCTGTGTAAGTAATTGATATATATAAAGATATAAGTTTTCCACCCAAACACTTTTAATGTTGGGGTCTTGGGTTCGAGCCCCAAACGGATCACGAGTCTTAAAGAGCAGAAAACCAGTTGTAATCGCACTTTAAGAGAAAACAAATCAAAATATATCAGTTAAAAAAAAGAGCTTATTTTCTCAAATTTGACGCAAACTGCGTATCTTTTGAGTATCCTTTAATTTAACTCATATACAAATGCCAACACTTTCACTCACCATTTTCAAAGCAAAACAGCTTGCAAATGGAAAGCACAAAATTAGAATTGCTGTAAGACATCGTCATGAGACATCTTATATAATTACACCTTATATAATAGATGATATTTCACAATTTAAAAACGGACGTGTAGTTAAAAGGTTTGACGCTGAAATAATCAATATGCAGTTACGCAACCTTTTAAATAAATATCAAAGTGTCTTAGATGAATTATATAACGTGTCGTCGCTATCTGCAAAGGAGCTTAAAAATAATATCTTAAATTTCTCTGAGAGAAACGAAAACATATATATAAATGATATATGTAATAAATATGTAGAAGAGCTCAGAGAGGATAAAAGAACTGGCTATGCAGAGCTTATTGAACGATGCGGTAAGTACTTCATGGAATTTTCAAAAGGAGACATTCCTGCAAACACAATCACTCCTACAACGATAAGTAACTTTGAGAGGTTTCTAAGGAACAAGAAAAACCTAAATCAAACAACAACTGGAATGTATCTGGTGAGGCTTCGTGTACTTACAAACATTGCAAGAAAGAGATACTTTGTAAAACAAGACATTCCTCCATTTCAAGACTGCAAAATACCACAATCATTAGAGCGAGAACTTGACCTATCAATAGAACAATTTAAGAAGCTAAAAGCATACACTCCGCAAAGCAAGATAGAAAGAATAGCAAAAGACCTTTGGTTTCTCAGCTTCTATCTTGGCGGTATCAACCTTGTGGACCTACTCTCTATAACATTCCTAAAAAATAATGAGATAGAATACGTGAGAACAAAAACAAAGAATACAAAGAGAGGTGACAAAAGAATAGAACTCACGATACCTGTAGAGGCTAAAGCTATTATAGACAAATATAAATCCGAAAGTGGGGAACTCCAATTCGGATATTCTTTCACATACAGAAACTTTAATAGATATATAGCACGCACTTTAAATAAAATAGGTAAAGAAATAGGAATAAAAAGACTATGCTATTATTCTGCTCGAAAATCTTTTGTTCAGTATGGTTTTGAACTTGGCATATCATTGGAAGTCCTCGAATATACCATAGGACAATCAATGAAACAAAACAGACCTATATATAATTATATTCGCATTATGAAAAAGCATGCAGACGAGGCTATACAAAAGATAATAGAATATACAAATAAAAATAACACTCAAGAACCATAAATAATTACTTTTGTAGGCGTTTATTGTTCTAAGTGATATAAATTATAATAGGTGTAAACAAAGAGAGCTTATAACGAAAATAATAAAGGGTATGCAAATCGCACGCCCTTTATTCATATTTACTTTCTCAGAAAATTATCTAACTTTTTCATCAACCAAAACAACTTATCTAAGTTTCTAAATAATATAACTGATAAGAGAGCCAGCACAAGCATTACTTTGATTGACTTCCAAATGTTAAGCGTGTATTTTTCAAGTAAGCCAGTGCCTTTTTTTTCTTTCTCGATTGAGGCTTTACTACCTTTGTAAATATACGCAACTTTCGTAATAGTATCTGTACGTATTTTCCAACGATTAACAAACTTTTCTCGCACAATAAAGACGCTATCAGTATTTAAAAGTGTATCATGTTTTGTATAAATATGCACTTTTTCTTTTTCCTGAACGCTGTCTTTTTCATACTTGTAAATTACATTATCTTTTGTAATGTAAATGCTGTCGTGTAAGATTTGCTTTTCTACTATTCTATGAGTTCTACACCCACTAAGAGCGAGGATCAAGAAAAGTAGAACAAAGTATAACACATTTCTCATAAGCTATTCAATAATTATAGACATTTTCTCTTTACGTTTCTCACATTCAAGAAGCAAACTCATAAGTCTTTCAAGTGTAGCACGACTATTAATCACTTGCCCCTTTACTTTGTTTTCGCCAACCAACAAACATCCCTCCGTCGAGACTTGGGTGTTCCCATGATGTATTCTCACGCCCTCGTAACACTTCACATTTAAGAGTAAAGGAAGTACTCGTTTAAACTTTGGGGAGAACGTCAAAATGACATCGTATTTACCAGTCGGTATCGCTGTTATTCCTTTTCGTTTCTTAGCAAGCACCTCGTTTACTTGCATAGAATCTGAAAGACCTCTATCAGTATCTTCCAGTGTATCGCAAAAATAAACTCCATTAACGTATAATTTACCAATGGTATATTCATCTTTGCGTGCTATTCTTTTAACTATTAGTTCCATTGTTTCCACCTCCTGTATTTTCTTTCCCAAACGCTTTTGTTATCGTCAAATAATCGTTTAAAAAAGGTATTTTATTTATCACTTTTAAACTTAAAATAAAGTGTAAAAAGTTTGCTATGTGCCACATCGGAGAACCCTCTATAAGCATTATTTTTAGATTCTTTGTTATGTTCACCGAAAAAATCCAAAGCCCAAACAGACAAGTAAATTTAACGCTAAATAAGGCTTCTTCGGGGTTGTGCATAAACTTGCCGATGACGAAAAACGCTGAAATCAAAACAAAGAAAACAGTTATACTATAAAAGAATAGCATTGCTTTTTTTGTAGACCATTTTCCACCGATTCTGTAATCGGCTATCAGCCCGCAAAAGAAGTTAATTACAAATACTAAAATCATAGCGTGCATGAAGTCTTTTATTGGCGAAAGAAGAGCCAATAACCCGCTCACAATTGCTATTATAAAAGTTCTAATATCATTCATAAAATCACCCTCCTATAAATTAAATTACACCAAAAAGTAAACCAAGAGTATTTGCTAAAATGTCATACTTGTCAAACTTTTCACCTCTCCCAGCGTCAAAACACTCTTTCGCAACGCCAGCAAAAAAAACAGCTAAACAAAACAGACCTTTAAATAGTGCAGGATAGGGTAAATTTACCCCACCTGCAACAATACTAAATACCCTAACTATCACTAAACAAAATGTAAAGTGTAAGAGTTTATCGTGTGGTATCTTCTCAGCAATCCAATCTGTCAACATAACAAGAAAGAATAACTAATAAAATAACACACCATTGTCGCCACAACACCAAAGATTATGTCTTTCCATTTTGCTGGGCGATCTTCAAAAGTCTTACAAAGCATTTCTGCCATTCCGAAGACAAAAAACGAAGCTATTAAAGCAACTGCCCAACCATTCTCTGGGCTTTGTTCACCCTTTGCGCTAAACGCAACACCAACACCGATTGCAATTGATACAATTAGCATTAGAACATACTTGATAAAATTTTTCATTTTCATTTCTTTTACTATTTAAAATTTTACAAACTAAAGTCCTCCATAACAGGACCATTATATTTCTTGCTTTCAGAAACTACATAACCCAGCTCTTGGATTTTATTCCAACCCTCAGGAGATAGAAGCACGTTTGTATCGAACTCAACTTTACCTCTTAAATCCTTTCCACCAAGTCCAAGACTTGGAAGCAAATCCCAATACTTAAAGGTGCCATTTCTAAACCCGTAATAATGCCAAGAATTTTCATACTCACCTTGCGCATACGGTGTCTTTTCATCTTTACAAATAGTAACTATTAGCTTCTTTAGACTTGTGCCAAATTGCTCACCAATAGTTTTTACTTCTGCAAAAAGCTCTCTAAGCTCATTGTTAGGATATGCTCCAACACCTATTTTCACCTCGAGTGTCTCTCCATTCGTATAGCTAAAAATATCACCAAAACGACTTGGAGAGCCTTTGAATGAAAGCGTTAAATGCTTTATATTTGCGTAATTAAACATTCTTGCAAAGTTTTGACCATACAAAACAACTTCTAAGTTATCTGCCGTAAGTCTTTTGAACAAACCCTCACGGCTATATTTGGGATTAAGAGCTAAATACTTGCGGTATTCGATAAGTGCTTCTTTTTCTCCCTCCTCAAATGGAGAGTTGAAAATATCCTCGTTGCTCTCATATTTCTTTTCGACAATCATTCCCTTTAAAACTTGCTCCGTTAAGCCTGTATTTTCAACACCGCTAAGTAGAGTTTGCAAAGCGTTTGAATTATCGCTATTATTTGTCTGTTCTGCAACGTAAACAGCACTTTCGTCGAACTCTCCCTCTATTAACTCTACATCTGTATAGCCTTTGTCCGCAAAATGAGAGAGAATGTCGTGAGACATACCTGCAATGTTCTTAAAGCGCAAAACAGGATTAATCTCGGGGTCAGCGGTCGAATGTCTATGCCAACCTCTATTATTTGGTAAGGCGTGCAAAATCTCAAGTGCTGTTGGTAAAGGGGACACTGTGCCGTCAAATACAACTTCACGCACAAAGTCAAACGCTTCAAAATTCTTTAGTGTTTGCAATACGCTACCGCCAGATAAAACTAAACGTTTAATATCTGAATTTTGGAACATTCTTAAACCTCTGTCGGCTACAACTTCTGTACTAATACAATCTAATCTAATTTCATTAAATTCGCAATCATCTATTAGAATGCTTTTAACGTTGGAGCCTGTTGAAAACTCAAGTGGTGCTTCGCCTGCCTTTTGTATATACTTTGTAAGAGCCAAATAAGGATACTCCGCTGTCGCCCTTTTAAAGAAGTCTAAATAGTTCTTTCTATCCTCATCAGGAGCAGAGTTAATAACAGATGTAGGGATATTTTGAAACGCTCTTAAAGCGTACATTCCACCCTTAAAGAGAGAGATATTTCCCTCATCAATCATTTGCCCCTCGTTGTTCTCATCTTTTAAACAACGCTTTGCAATATCAAGAATAGATTGCTCGAGTTCGCTCAATGGTTTTTCAACCTCTTTTATTACCTCTTTCTCGACCTCCCTAATTACCTCTTTTTCCACGATTTGAGGAGCTGGCATTTCAAGCGAAATAGCATTGCCATTATCGTTCACAAGATAGACATTACTTGCCACATTGAATGCTTCTTGACGAGTTCCATCAGTGTTGTAGTCTTTGTCAGCGTGATAGAAAATAACCTCGATTTGAAGCTGTCCAGCGGGTAGATTGTGATTGTCAAAAAACACAGTCAAAGAGCCATCTTTCTCGACTTTACAATGATTAAAATTACCTCCTTTTCTACCAGCTGTATAGGTTGTAAATCCGTCTTCGACAAACGCTTTAATGTCGAAGTCGCAATCATACCATTTTGTTGGTTTGCCGTCCTTTACAAGCTTTAGAGATAGGGGAAAGTCACTCTTTTTGTTTATGTGGATTTGTCCCTCTTGGACTTTTCCACATTGTCCTATCAAAATTTCAGACATAGTTGTTAAAATTAATATGTTATGTGCAATATTGCCAATAGTATTACTACGTTGCAGGAAAGGGCTTATCCTTTACATTAGTGCCACTTTCAATAGCATTTACAATACTTTTCAAATCTTCTACGATGCTTTCAAAACAAGGACAAATAGAAATGTCCTCAGCTACGATTTGAGCATCTTTGTAAACAAGTGTTCCCTTTGGTGCTTTTACGACATCAGAAGACATAAGCTCAAGGATTTTATCTTCTAAACTATTTATTACAACTGCTTTTGGATTTGTGTCATCAGCAGAATAAGTCACAATGTGACGGAAGCGACCCATGTCCCAACGGACTGTTTTTTGAATTTTAGATGTTACTGTTATCATAAGATTAAACCTTTATTATTAACTTTCCAATATATTCTCTCATAGCCATTTTCAGTACCTACACAACACTCAAATTCCACAAAAGTATTCTTGCTAAGACTGAAAGTTGAAGTTCTATTAGAATCATCTTCAAATAAGGATCTGAACAAAATAGAAGACGAACCCTCACTTTTGTTATAAACTATAAGTTTGTTTCCTACTATTTTGCGTGCATAATCGACCTTAGCACCAACTGGAGTTGCTCCCTTTGATGGAGAGAAGTCGACATGGTAAAAAGGCAGTATAAACGAATTAGAACGGCTAAAATCACCACTAAACTCAATCCATGTAGATTCTAATTTGAAAATATCAAGGAATTTACTATCCTTAACCTCGAAACTACCTGGAATTGTTGCACCTGAATATTTCCCCACAGAATCTTTCGTGATCACGACTTTCTCCTTTGCAAGAATACCTGCGTACAAACTATTACCAGTTATTCGAATATTCTCAAAAGTACCTGAGTTACATCTAACACCATTTTCATCTACATGGAATTTTCCTCGCCCAGCATCTAAAGAGCCATTAAGGAAATCAAGCAAAAGATTAGGATGCCATTTAGAAATATTATTACTATCAAACAAATGATAGTTACCATTACTTGCTTCTGCTCCTACTCCGCCAAACTGAGAAAACATATAATCATTTAAGAAGATAGCATTACCCAATTTAGCATAGTCCGCTAAAAGCAAACCCTCAACCTTTGTCTTAGCTGCTGTAAGAGTAATTTCTCCATTCTTTAGCATTATAAGAATATCACTTATAGTCTGATTAGAGATATACTCCGATGCAGGAACAGAACCCTCTGTAAGGACAATCCAGTCGCAAGTCGATGAGGCTACACTACCATTCTTATTAGGGAAATTATGTCCTTGTATAAATATTCTGCCGTCAGCTGGAAATGTCTTTTCGTCAGTCGTGAAAGTTAAGTTACTAATACTCTTTTCAGTAGTGTTAATTTTGACGCTTTTAGACCATGCCCAAGTACTACTAAAGAGGAACAATACAAGCTCTCGACCCTCTGACTTTAACTCTTGACTGATATTACCTTTCACTGTGATAGTATAGGTCTTACCTTTCTCTAAGGTCGCAACAATATTACTATCGTAAGAACCGCCAACAGGTGTCTTTTTAACATCCCACCCATACTCATGAAAAGTATATCCTTTAAGCTCTCCATTTATAAGATTCTTCACACCACTTCGCAAACTTTTCATCATCGCACTTATATGATCTGATGCAACTGTAAGATTAGAAATAGAATCGTTATTTTGCGCTCCAATCGAAATAATATTATCAATCTGTTTTATCCAAGTCGCTTTGTTAAAAGAAACTTGAACAATTCTTGTCTCGATAGGAGTATTACTACGTCCGTCCCATAAAGAAACAATGAAATAGTCTGGTATTTTGACTATATCGTCTTGTTTCTTTAAATCGTAAGAAATAGTAAAGTCTACAGAAGGTCTTACCCCAAAAGTAAAACTTCTCTTAACAGAATCATTATCGAGATTAGAACGATAAGATAAATGATAACTTGACGACGACGTATTTACAATACTCGTTTTTAAACCTTTAATTTTACAAACATTGTAACTTAAAGTAACTTTTAATTTACCTTCTATATTAATGATAGCATTTTCCACAAATGGAACAATGCGATAAAACTCTGCATCTGCACCTGCTATACTTTGACCATCTTTACCCTTTTCAACCTGCTTAATCCACGCTGTATTGCCCTCAGACGGTGCTTCTGTTGTAGTAGTACCTTTGCCTACATTACAAAGCCATAGAGAGCCATTATAAGAGAATCTGTCATAATGTCCTGCTATTGTTCCGCTGACCCATTCTCCCCTATCGCACACCAAAGGAGAACTAACGCCTGTATTTGAAGAAGAAACTAACTCAAAGCTATCTGAGCGAACCTTTGTACCTCGAGGACTAAATTGATTAACAATGTGACTGCTTAAATCAAAATCATTAATACCTGCATAATCTACACGCTTACCCTCTGAAATGTAAATAATATAAGCGAATTGCCTATCTATGTCTGTTTGAGAGCCTAACTGTATAATACTGTCTTCTGCCTTTGGAACATCATTATTTAAGCTTGTATCGCAACCGACACAAGTATAATTATCTCCATTAATTGTAAGAGTGAAACTACCTCGAATATCTGATAAATCTATATAATGATAAAGCTTATCGTTTATAGTCTCTTCACCTTTATTGACAACTAATCTCCAATAGTATCTGTTTGCTTCTCCATGTGAGGTCTGAGAGGTAAGATTGAATGTTTTACACATTGCCTGATCTCCAACATGCCAATCGTTTGTAATACGTTTCTCACCATCGTCTGCAAGAAAATAACATCTAAAAGCGTTATTTACAGGTCTTACGATAGCTAATTTTGCACCAGCAGAAGTAAAACCTTGATCACCACTTGTAAAAACAAACCTCTTGACATTAACCTCAGAAAATGTAGCTTTCTTCCTAACATTTAGAATATCGACCTCAGCACAGCTATTTCCGTGAACATCTTTATACATTCCAAAACCTGCGCCATCGAAAACACCAGCGTTAAAATCATCACTTTTTACAGAATCAGCTTTAACATACCTACTATTCAAGTCTCCGTTTTCATTTAAGCCTTTATCAAAGCCACCAACAGATAGACCCTTTAAGAATGTAATTTGTTGCTGTGCGGTATCTATAGTAGTTTTGCGAAGAAAACGAGTATCGACATAATTTTTTATGAGTTCATTTGTCTGTGCGCTATTTAAACCACCACCATTAAAGTTGCCTGAAAGAATATTATTTACATCCTCTTTTAGCTGAGAAATAGTACCTTTTACAGCTTGATTTCCTACAACAATTTCTTGTATAATTGGATAGTCAAGCCTTGTAACTAATTTAAGCACACGAGTAGAAAGGCGATAGCCTTGCCCATCGTCAAAAATCACTTTTTTGCCTATATAAAGGCTTGGGTTATTGTTTGCGAACTCTACTGCATTAGATTTAAAGGAGTAGTTATTATTATCTTGTGAGCGTCTTTTAATCTCCTTTATGGTACGTCTTGCAAGTTCTTCTTGTGCAGTCTTGACCTCGACATCTCCCATGACGATATTAAACAACACGACAATATTACAAGTGAAGTCTGGCTTTTCCTTTCCTCGTGGAAATAAACCCTCACTTTCATTTGTAGGTATTATCGTATCACCACTCTGATACATCTTGATCTCATAGTCGCCAATAGATACAGAAACTCCGCTATCACCCTCTTTAGAATTTGTAGGGATAGTCTTATTTGCCTCATGATAGATAAGTTCAAATCCATCTTGACCATTTGGCTGACCTACGAGAGACTGAGAAAGCGCATCGTATAAGTTATTCTTACTATGAGTATTGACTTTAAAAAATCCTTTTAAAGTATAACCTTGAAGGACTTGCTTTGTCTTGTCAATATGATAATGATACCAGTAATATGTAACTCCATTTTCCTCTGTTACATTAAGAATTTCCTTACCTTCTAATCGAGTTGTAGACGGAAAGGCAAGGCGCATATACCATACAGAATAAGTCCTTTTATTCCCATGACTATCTAACTCCACTTGTCCTGTTTGGGCGTTCATTAAAAATCTTGTGCGCTTACGAATATTATAAGCATACAAATCTACATGTGGGTAAACGTCATCAAAAGACAATGCAAGAGTCTGTTTAATCGCATTAGAGCTGTTAAATTCCTCACGAGTAATAATCTCCCCATTAGGGCTAACATAAATGCAACCATCTGAATAAACAGACTTATCTAAACCTAATCGAAGAAGTGTAGCTACATTGCCAGAACCCACAAGAGCCTTTCTCGACATATTCTTTGTAGACCCTTGTGGATAGAAGCAATTAAAATAACCATCTTTAGAGCCATTTAAAGTCGCTTGTTGGACGTTTTGGTGAACTCTTAGAGTAGGTATAGGCTCTCCGAGATTTATGCTTATTTGCCCAAAATATAATGCTCTATGTTCCCACGATATATGCCACTCGCAAGAATTACTTTTGCAAGCCTGCGAAATAGACGAAAGAACAGAGAGAATATCATTTGCTGAAACAGAGAAAGAAACAGACGCATCGACATCACCACAAAGAGTGAATGTAAATTGTTCTGCTTTATTCGTTATCCCTAAAGCTTCATTTATAGCCTTACAGACATACTCAAGAGCATTAGTTGTAAGACCATCGTAAGACCATTCTTGTTGCTTTATTGGGTTCTTGTCCGCATCTGTGGTATCGTAAAGAAAAGGAACGCAAGAAAGCCACATCAAAGGGTGATGAAACTCAGGTGCATACTTAAAGCCCCTATCGTCTTCGGTAGGAGTAAAGGGGGCAAGTAGGCGATATTTTAAACCATCATCAAATGGTATAATATACGAACCAGCAGGCAGAGCGACTTTTACGTTACTCTGCCATGATAACCTCACAAGATTAGTTTTACCTAACTCTTCCTCATGTACTGCATTTTCAGACAAGTTTGCATCGAGTATCTTATTGCTATTTATGTCGTAAATTACCATACTACAAATATAGTTAAACTTATTTGATTAACAAATAATTACTTCCTGTTTTTTGGATTAAATTCTGTTATCTTTAATGTGAACTTACCTATTCCTCTCATGAACTGACTAAACTGAGAGCATGACTGATAAATGCAATGATAGACTACACCCCTTTGATAGGCTGTTTCTATGTCAAGCACACCTTTTGCTAACTCATCACAGAACGAAGAGTAGCGAGAGAAAAATTCCTCTTCGCTTCTCGCTGTCAAATTGAGTTGTAGTGTAATATCTCGAGAATCTACACGAATGTCATCTATAATCACACTCTTTCCATGTTCTGTTCTATCGTTATTATCTATATAAGCCTTTACAGACGGAGGTGTCATAAGCGCAGATAACGAAGTATCGTCCATGCTAATACCCCATGTTAAATACGCATCTTTTTGATTGATTTTTAATTGTCCCTTTAACATACTACTTCATTTCTTTTAAGTTTCTATTTACATCGTCAATCTTTTGTGAGAAGTCATTATAAATCGTCTTAGAGCACTTTAGAATGTCCTCTAAATAGCTATTATTATAAATCATAAGGTTGCGTATTTCCAATACCGCAGAGTTCGTAGAAGACGAAAATTCATAAAGTGAAGCAATATTAGTCATAACAGTTATTGCTAATCCTTTTATTTGGTCTCTCGAGATATTGCCTGCCGTTGTGAGAGCTACAATATTATTAGCCTGCTCGTAAGTGATAGTAGTAACTCCATTTGCGGTAGCTTTCTGTTCTTGCGTTCTCCCTGTATATCCCGTAACCTCTTTCATTGCCTCTCTAAGTTCTAAAGCCTTATCGACAAGAATTTGGTATTCTTTTCTCATTTCGTCTATTTCATGTTTTGAGAAGTGAGCCTTATTGCCGTCTGCGTCTTTACTCTGCATATTCTTAGACCATTTCTCGTGGAACTTTCTTAAATCTGCATCCATAGCATTTCCTACGGCTGCATTGGTCCACGCTTTAGCCATCATTTCTGTAAAATTATTTGCAAAGTCAGAAGCTGTTGCATCCATATTCATAATGGTTGAAACAAAGTCGTCATGCAGAGACTTAAAGGTAACTCTTGTTAAGTTCTCATTTATCTTCTCTGTTAACTCCTCTAATTTTCCTGCCAACTCTATGTATTTCTTCCAATATTCAGACTTGTCATACTTTCCTTGATCCAGCATGATCTCCCACAGCTTTACGTTATTTGTGGCAATAGCTTTCATTTGCTCAGGTGTAAGCTGATATACGTCATTCAGACTATTAACCTTGTCAAGCTTAGTTTCTGCTCGTGGGTTGTCATTTTTATACGTTTGAAGAGTTTTATTTAATGTCGCATAATCGGCTTTGCTCAAGTTCCAATAATAAGCATTTGAATGGTGTCTTCCCCATGAAGCCATCTGTTCTCTTAATATTTGCATCGTGTTGGCTATAACTTGTTTTTGGTTATCCTCTGCTTTTTTATAATTGTCAATAGCCTTAGCACCATTAGATTTATCAATACTATTTTTAAGACTGTCGATAGATGCCTTTAGAACCTCGTTTGTCTTTGTTAATCTCTCTGTGGTTTTCGCTACTTCCTCTTCATTTCCAGTACCTATACCAAGCAAAGAGCCAAAAGAGGTAATAGCACCAATACCTTTTATAGCTGCTCCAACAAAATTTCCACTTGCAAAATCTTGAGCTGCACCAGACGCATTATTAAAAACGTCAAGACCTTTCTGCACCTTTTTACCAACATTCCCCATTCCAAGAGAATCAAATAAAGTTGGTAATTGGTCTATTCCCTTGTTTTTTATAAACTCTTGTTTATCACTAAACCAATCTGCTACTTTCTGTGCGGATTTTCGCTTAACTGCGTCTTCCTTTTGCTTTAATTTATTAGTAGCATTAGCTGTCTTTTTTCGAGCGTCTGTAAGTGTCGCTTCTGCAACTGCTAACTGTTGTAGAACTGGTATCATGTCGTTAAATTTCTTATCCGTCAAATCTAACTTACCATTGAGAGTAGACGATGTAATTTCATCTATACCAATATCGACACCAGCGTTAGAAAGCCTACCTTGTACATCTGATTTGACTTGAGCAAGTTTAGTGTAGGCTTCATTTTCTGCTTTTTTCGCCTTATTTAAGACCTCTTGGGCGTTTGTAGCTTCTTTGAGTAGCCTATTATGTTCTCGTGCTTTTTCGCCAACGTAATCCCAAATTCCTTGCTGTTTCCCAAGCTCATCGTCAATAGCATTTATCTTATCTGAGACTATCGCAATTTGGTCTATCGGTAGATTTCCAGTATTTAATAACTCTTGCAACTGATTGCGCAACCCTTGCAGATACTCTGTGGTGTGTCCTTGCAAATCTGAGAAAACACCATTCCAATCGATAGATTCTTGAAATTCCTCATTAGATAACTTCTCAATTTCCTTATCTCTTTGCCTTTCTAAAGACGCTCTTTCTCCAACAGAATTACTCTTCTCTATCTTTTCGTTGTATTCCTGCTCAATAGCTTTCTTTTTGTCTTCAAATGCCCCATAATCTTTCAAGTACTCGTTGAGTGCTTTTCTTTGCTCGTCGATATTCTCCCTAATAAATTTCTTATTAGTTTCGTCCCTCAAAGAGTCGAAGAGACTATTTATTTGCTTTACATCATTAGAATTTTCATCAAACATATTATTTGACCATGCCGTAGGTTTTCCTCCACCAGCTTTAACAATTGCTTGCTCCGCATCAAATTCGGCTTTCTGTCTCTTTCTCTCAGCCTCAAGAATACTTGTTCTTTGCTTTTCGAGGTCTTCTAATTCTTTCTTATTTTGCCTTTCCCTTTCCTCAGACGCCCTCTTTGCGCCATCTGCCATTGCTGATATTCTAACGTCAATAAGTCTGTTTTCTAAATCTAATATTTGCTTTTCTCTTTCATGCGCATTAACATAAGAGACCTCATCAAATTTACTATTCGCAGAATTAATAGCCTCAGCAGTATGAGAATCTTTCTTTGACTTTGATTTTCCCTCACGATCCATCTTTCTTCTGTTAGACTCTTGCATACGAGTAAGCATTCTTGTAGATGAGGCTTGTTCAGCTGTCGTACGAAGAATATCTATGTTTAATTGTCTCTCTTTTGCTAAGTCTGCAAGAGAGGACGTATGAATTTTATTTTTTGTTCTTTGTATTTCAAGTTGCTTTCGTTGTGCGTCTAAAATAGAGTCATAGCGTTGCTTTTGCAATATCTTTGTTTGTTCTATAAGTTCGTCTTTTGCCTTACCTGTAAGTTTGTATATTTTTTCCCTATTTTCAGCTATCTGAATGTCGAGTTTGGCCGCTTTTTCTTGAGCTTTAGCAGCTGCGAGATTAGCCTCTGTGGTTCTTTTTGCCAACTCTGCGGATTTGGTTGCCTTGCTCATTATTCCATCAAAAGCATTACCAAGTTCCTTACCTAATTTATCATCAGTAAAAGCAGAGTAAACTAATTTTGCTGAGCCTATAACACCCTTAATAGATGTCTCAAAAGAAGACAATAGTGCCTTTCCTCCATCTTTTATACCATTCCACATCTTGCTCATACCGTCCGAAAATGTGTCCCAATCCATTTTAAAGATACCTTTTAGGGCTGTTCCAAAGCCTCCAATCAGCTCTCCTACAGCCTTTATAGCTGTAGTGAACGTCTTTACAAAGCTCTTAGCAAAATCACTCATTGGTCCATTTGCGTCAGAAAAAGCACGGAAAAGATACTTACCTAAGATAACTATAATGTCTGTAATAGAAGAAAGCAAACTTCCAAGATATGCAGATATTTGAGCAAGTGCTTTTTGTCCCTCAGCAGACTTTGTAAGATACTTATGCATCGCTGCAAGTCCCATAACGATAACTGTTATTACTGCACCTATAGGAGTTGCACACATAGCCCACAAAGACTTTGTTACGCTTACAATACCAGAACCAACGCCTTTCAAAGGTAATCCCATACCATTGATAGCAGTACCCATATTACTGAAACTCTGTTGTAACTTTCCATTACCAGTAAGGAAGTCTCCTGACCTCTTGCCAAAATCTGATAAAATACCCTTTGCCTGAGCATATTCAGCCTTAAATTTTTGAATGCCAGGATTATTACCTATTCTATCCTTTACCTCATTAAGTTTCGTATGCTCAACAATAAATTCAGTAACTTTCTCTTTTGCTTCTGTTATTTTGGCTCCAAATTCATCTATCTTATTCCTCACAGAGCCAAAGAACGTCTCACCTCGCTTTTCTGTTATTTGTTCCTTTAAAGTTCTTATCTCTTCCTTAGTTTTTGAAATTTCTATATTTAACTCTGAGAGCCTCTCTTTTTGGCTATCTGAGAGTATTTGTAAGGAATTAAGTTTGAGAGCCTCAGATTCAAATTGTTGTAGCTTAGATTGAGATTCAGCCAACATTGTATTAAGCTCTGATAAGGATTTTGTCTGTGTAGAGTTGTCAACAGATGAAATTTGCATAGGATTACCACTTAACCTCGAATTGGCAACATCTATAAGCATAGAGTAACGCTCCATATCTGAATTTAATGACTCTTGTTTGCTTTTCCACCCATCGATAGAAGACGTTAAAGATGCTATTCTTTCTTGCGCTCCACGAATAAGAGAGTTATAATAATTTGCACCTTGCCCTGTAGTATCGCTATCTTTAGGTAAATTTGCCAGAGCAGTCTTATAAGTTTCCAACTTTTCTTTCTGTCTTTCAAGACTCTCTGTAGCCTTTTTAATATTACCTTCATAGTCTACTTCACCAAGAGCTGTTTGAATCTCCTTGAGACCTTTTTCGTAAAGCTTAAGGCTTTCTTTCAACTCCTTAGAGGACTGAGTTGCCAGCTGTTGTACTTCCACGTCGTGCTTAAGCGCCTCGCCATATCTTGACATCGCCTCAGTAGTCTTATTTACAGACGTTGCTGTGTCAGTAGCAGAGCTACCTATTTTACCGAACATGTCCTCAATACCACTACCACTTTGCTCGACCACTTTCTGAGTCTGCTTGACACCATTTTGTACTCCCTCGAGAGCAGATAACATATTACCATTATCTCCCGTTATATCGAATTTTAAACCCGCCATATCTTTTTTATATAGTCTATTTTGTAAACAACATTATTATTTCCAACTCATTCCTTGTATTGCGTTCATTACAGATTCTTTGCTGTTTCCGTCTACCATTTCAGAGACATTATTAATGTGTACGCTCTTCATTTCTTCGTCTGTGAGATATACAGAAGTAACTTTATCTTTTACTAACATTTGCAAGTTAGTATAGCTTATCTCCCAAAGGACATAGTCGAAAGTCCATTTATACCTTTCACATACAGTATCTATAAGTGTTCCATATATTGACTTTCCTCCAAAGCTAAAAGAGTTTTTACTATCTTTTGCTTTTACTACTTCTGACATTCTCTCTAATTCTTTATCTATTCCATAGTGCTGAATGTAAGTAGCTGTTTTGTCGTGTGTCAAACATGTGAGAATAAGAGTAGCTATATCCTCATTGCTCATTTCATTTAGAATGAGTTTTTTTCTATTATTTACTATCTCGTTATTTAGTACCTCTTGCTTTGTCTGTAAAGTATGATAGGCTATTAATAGACAACACTGCTCTTTTTTAGTCTCTACAAGCCTTAATGACTCTATATAAGGATTTGCTTGTAACAACTCTATATTTATATTGAGATTACTTATTATTCTTTTCTCTAAGTACATCTTACCGAGAGAGACGGGATATAAGTAAAAATGCCGACGCCCAACACTGAAACCTTTAGGTCTATCTATGATGGTGTCGGCAATATCTAATTCTAATTGCTTTTCTTTATCCATGTTTTAACGTTTTAGTTGCAGGTGACGGACTCGAACCATCGACTTTGCCTCATGAGGGCAATGAGATACCATTTCTCCAACCTGCGGTAAATGCTGTCTCTCCAGCTGTCAAGTGTCTTTCCACTTTGTCAGTTACCTTATTATCACCTTTCTCCTCTAAAAGAGATTTTATACGTCTACATCTACAAAAGGAACATCAGAATCTACAAGAACTGCACCCTCCTTAAGAGTAGACAAATCCTTTGTAGTTGTGCACCATTTTACGATATTACCTGTTTCAGGCTTCAACGCATCATGGTTATAAGTCAAAAGACCACCCTCTTCTGTACTGAACTCGTCAGAGAGAGATACTACAGTCTCATCAATACGAGGACCTGGTACTGTGATGTCTTCTGGCTGAACGAACACTGCATAGCGGTTCTGAATAATGCCATTAGTGTCTTTGTAAGGCTTTTTACGACCTGCAACACGACGTAATACATATTCAAGAACATACTTGTTCGCAGAGTACTTTACAGCCTCATTCTCACCACCCTCAATAGGAGCTTCTTTTTTATCTCCCTTAGTAGGATTGAGTTTTGTAGTGTTTTCTTTTGGGGTTGCAATTTTAGTCCATTTTGCAGACGGTGTATCAAGGTCTTTAACAATGATACTACACTTACCCCATCCAATTGGTTTTCCCATAATTTTACTCGTTTATAGTTTGATATAAAATTTTATTATTTATAACGTGTTCTGATGTCCCCTCAGACTCTATTACTCTTTGCCCACAATCGAAATTGGGGTCTGTGAGAGAAAGCCTAAAGTCAACACCACGAACATTCTCAAAAACAGAAAACGCCATATTGCAAAGCCTTCTTAAGCGTTCTGAATTTTCCTCGTTTTGACCATCAACGTAATTGTCAGCAACATAGATATTGACATTTACATAAGCCATCTGTTTTTGTCTTATATTATTCGCAAGTATAGAGATAACAATATCTTCCTTGCGTGATTCTTTTGGACGTACAGAGGTTTTCTTCAACTCTCCTGTAACTTCTTTGAAAAGTGGAGATTTTTTGATTACTCGCCAAATATCGTTCTTTATGTCTATATCTGTTTTCATACTACCAATTCGTTGATTTCTTTAATAGCTTTATTTTTTGCCTTTTCAAGACGAGTGTTTACAGTCTCTTTCGCCCAAAGCTCAGCAGATGCTAAAACGTCCTTGCTTTCGAGAGATTCTACATGACTTGCATAATTCATACCTGCAACAACTACCAAAGCGAAGACTTGTGAATATTCCCTGCCTAATTGGCTTATCATCTTTTGCCCCTCAGAGACGCCATTTGTGCCGTTTAAAACGACCTCAAAAGCAGACTCTATTTGTTTTACACCATAGTCGTAAATTGCATACCCAACTGACGAGCGAAGATTTCCTGTGTGGTCAATCCAGCTTTCCTCCTTAGACCTATCTCTGATTTTCACAACGCACTCCTCACCTAATTTGGAAAGAGCCATCATGATCTCGTTTTTTAAAATCTCAAATGCCTTGTAAAGAAGTTTATCTATAGCACTTGTAGGAGTTGTCATTTTTATTCCCATATTAAATCCAAATCTTACACTGATGTTGGTATCTATGAAAACCTTTCACTGTGAATACTTGACCACAGCCCTTACCAAAGAAATGAATGCGAATTTTATCTCCAAAGACAAAATCACGACAATTCTGTGGTAAATTGTAAACAGTGTACGAATAAGGGTGTACACTGCCGTCTGGAATTGTGATCTGGTTAGCCTTTCCAGCAGGAACAATATCGCACTTATAGGCGTTATTAACCCAATACTCTTGACCCTTTATAAAGTCTCCAGTTTCGGGGTCTTCGTGCCCTTTTGTGGTCATCAAATAACTTAGTGTATGAGTTGCAAAATCTATTACAGCCATATCATCCTCCGAAAGTCACTGTTGGCTTCTCGATAGTCACAATATCTTCACCAATAGAGTTGTAAAGTGAATTAACTCGGGTCAATAACCGCTCCTTGTCCTTATCAGAAAGAGTGCCTACACTCTTATCTGACTCCGAGTAGTTAACGGCTTGCAAAAGAGAATAAAGACAATCTGCAAGCGCACCTTTCCATTGTCTTGTTTTAGCTATGTCGTAGGAATACTCAGAATTACCATCCAACTGACGTTCTATAAGCTTATTTTCGATAAAACCTATAGGTAGCGGATAGTGAATTTCATCACGGAGCGCCTGCAAAATTGTCTTCATATTAACCCTGTGCAGTTAAGTTAGATAATAGAGAAGTCTCTTGTTCATCACTCAAAGAGTTAACAGCAGAGATAACGTTTTCATCTGTTGCGTTCTTAGCCACCTTAACTCCTAAAGCTTTCAATTGAGCGATAACATCCACTTTCTTGTATTTCTTACCATTGATAGTGGTAAATGCATCTGCGGTATCAAGCTTTTCTTTTTCCTTATCTACTTCTGTAGACTTCTCTTCTGAACAATCAAGTACATAGATTTGATCCACGTCCTCAATTACAGGAAGAACCAATGATTGACCATTTGTAGTCTCTCTTAGTGGGTCTGTAGTAGAATATTTAGAGATAAGCTTATATTGGTCTACTGTAGCGTATTTAACACCCTCTACAGGGTTTGTTGCTTCAGCAAGAGTACCCCATACAAGAGAGCCGACAGTATCAGAGCATAAGAATACCATTCTTTCTGCATTCCATGGTTTCTTGCTCTTTTGCTGACCATTCTTTTCAAAGATAACAGAGCGGTCTACAACCTTTATCTCAATATCGAATTCATCTTGGAAAGCTTGAGTAAACTTACTAACAGAAGGTACTTTTAAGGTAGTTTCATCTGTATATACCTTATCGTCTGCATCTGCAACAAGTTCACGAGCCCAACGTTCTTTACGAATATCGTTCAACTTAGATTTTGCAACCATAAGAGTGGTAATCGTATTGCCGTCGGCATCAGCTTTACTACGGATATTCTCGATGTCCTCATAACTAACGTGACCCTTAACAATAGTACCAAAAGTATTGCTATCTAAGTAGCCAAAGTTTACACGCAAACCTGTACCTGCATTATCTTCGTCCTCAACAAGCAATACACCCTCAGAAAGAGCAGTTAAGAAGTTAGCCTCATTCTTCTCGTCAATACCGATAGAACAAGCATCACCGTCATTAAGGAGCTTTGTAAGGATACGTTGCTTTTCAGCTTTCTTTGCTTCATCTGTAGTCGCAGTCTCATAGTGAGCTTTCATAATGTTGATAGCATTAATTTCTGTCTCACGAAGGACTTTTTTCATACCAACCTTAGGCAACTTACCATTAGAAGTCGCAAGAGTTCCACGCTTTTTAATTGGTAGCGGAGAGTCCATTGCAACCATATCAGCAGCTACATAAGTAGTCTTTGCAGAAGTACCTTCCCATTTCTGGTCAGAGCTGTACACTGGTAACAACATTTCTTTGTGGAGGTAAGAACGCTTAACGGGAGCTTCTTTCTCCTTTACATAAAGATTTAATTTCGGCCAAATCGCAGAAATAAACTGAATAAAAAGTGATTCTTTCATTTCTTACCTCCTTTTTTAATCGTGTTCAAAAATCAAATTAGGGAGAGCTGTTTTAATCGCAGTTCTCATTTCACTTGTAAGGGGATAAGGCATTGCTTTATCGTTTACACGACCACAATCCATAATTCCCACTAAAGGCTCGTTTGCTGGTTTAGAACAAACAACGACACCTACATACTCATGCTTAGTTGGAAGAGCTTTATACGCTGAACCATCTACAGGCATAGGCTTATAGGTGTAATTTCCATCTTCGTCAAGTGTACGAATAACAAGATGTCCTGCCTGAATAACGTCACCTTTAAAATCGGTTGTGTCAAGAGTAGCACCGCCTGTAATTCCACCAACGAACTGACGGATAACAACTGAGTCTAAACCAAAGACCATCTTTGTAGACTCGCTTACCAAATTAGCTTTTGCACCCATTTGTACTTTAATTTTAAGAATTTAACTTTTGACGATTAAAGCTTAGCCAGCTCTTTCACCTCATCGTCAGACATCATTTCATCGTCATTCTTCTTAGAGCGTGTTTCAAGAGCACCTCCGCTAACAGCTGGAGCACCCAACTTCTCAAGACCACGATTAGCTCTTTCTTGGTTTTCCGCCTCAAGATCTGCTTCGATCTCTTCAACGTAATCCTCGAACTCCTCATCGTTTTTGAACGACATACGATTAAAGGCTTTGAGAGCTCTTTCACCAAACTTGCCTGTATTCTTCAATAGACTTTCAATCTTAGCTCTTCTACTATCAGCTGTCTTACCACTCTTTAGCGCAGTAATTTCAGACTGCATACCATCGAGTTTTTCTGACATAGACTTCAAAAGCTTAGCAAGTGGTGAATCATCATCATCACCTTCATTCTTTCTGTTTTTCTTAGAAGTCTGACTCTTACGATTCTTACGACTTACTGGTTCGTCATCGTCATCGTCGTCATCATCATCTTCTTCCTCATCTAAAGAATGAGCATTTTTGTACGCTTGGACTCGGCTGTCTGACACTGTTTGTGAGAATTGGAGGAACGGTAAGGCGGAATCAATTGCATCGTCTACAGCTTCCTTAATCTCCTCATCACTTGCATCGTCTTTAATTTCGGAATCAAGTTTGTCGGCAATTTTAGCAGCGACACCCTTTAACTCTCTGCGACTGAACCCAAGAGCCTTAACGTCCTTACTTGTTTTCAGTGCTTCCAACACCTTTCTAAAATGTTTCTTCATTGTGAATTTATTTATAAATAAAAAAATGGCCTGCAGTGCGAATGGACGCAAGCAGACCAAAGTTCGTAGAACCATCAATGAGCAACGAATATACGAATAGTTCTGTTGCGTGCAACTTCACACGCTTTCGATTACAAATTTAATAAAACTTATTTGATTATCAAATAAAAATGAAAAAAATATTTTTATTTGCGTTTTGAGGTATGAAAATAACGAAAAGGTATATTTGTATTATTTTCGTACAATGTGCTGTTAGAACGAAAATAAAATACCTTAGAAACTATTTAATCACGTTGGGTAGTCAAAGTCAATCAATGTTACAAACATACGAACAAGTCGTTTTTTTTTGCATTTGAGAGCATAAAAAAGGCAGTAGGTATATTTGTGTTACCTACCGCCATAAGAGCTGTAAAATCAAAATTAATATATCTTATATGTACATTTTA